CGGGAACTACTTACACCCCCTCTCTTTCTGATGCTGGAAAAGCATTTGTGTTTAGTAATGGTTCTTCAATAACGTTTACAATTCCAGCGGAGTCTTCAGTTAACTTTACTATTGGTCAAACCTTTATAGTAATTCAAAAAGGAGCTGGAGTAATTACTTTTTCAGGTGCTGTTGGTGTAACTATACGTTCTAAATCAAACTACGTAAAAACGGCGGGTCAATATTCAGAAGCAAGATTAATAAAAATTGCTTCAAATGAATGGGTATTATCTGGCGATTTGTCTGCATAAGGAGAATTAATTCGTGGCTAGATATAGTAATAACGTATACGGTGGTGCTACCTACGGTGAAGCACCTCAACTCCAATTTTCAGTTGAGCCAATGGGTATCACTGTAGTTGCTTTTAGAGAATGTTATGTTTCTTGGATTTCTCCAAAAGGTACTTTTTCTAGAATTAGACTAGTTCGTAATCAAAGCGGATTTCCAGAAGAAGCTGAAGATGGAGTAATTGTTTGGGAAGAATATGCTACCGAAGGAACCGTATCTAGAACTACCTTAAAAGACGGAGAAGAAAATTTAGAGGTAGTTCAAATGGTTCCTGGGTTACCTGTCTATTACACAATGTTCTTATTCACTGACGCTAAAACTTGGGTAAAAGCAGGACAAATAACAGACACTGTTCCGTCTGACCATGACGCTCAAAAAAGAATTATGGATATTATTCCTAAAGTATTCTCTACTAAAGAACAAAGCCCATTAGCGGTTACAGACACAAACTCTGCTTTATACGCTTTTATAGAAGGATTTTCTTTTACTTACGAACAACTTCTTACATTTTTAGACTTAGTAAGACCAAAATACTCGACTATTGGTACTCCTTTTTCTTTAATTCCATTGGAAAACAGGAACGTAGGTTTAACTCCAGAACCAAATCTTCCAGTAAGAAACCAAAAACGTTTAATTCGTGAAGCCCTCTATATGTACAGCCATAAAGGAACTAAATCAGGATTAGAAACATATGCTGAATCATTAACTGGGTTTGCTCCTACAATCACGGTATCAAGCAACTTGCTGTTAACAAGACAAGATTCTACATTTTATAACGGTGTTGGTAACTGGACTGCTACTAATGGAACTTTAACAGCAAGCACAGATTTAGTACCAGACACAACTGTCACGACAAACGTTGACACAGTTTACACATGCAAGATTGTTGCGTCAGCTGCGGGTTCAATGGTTGTAGGAAATACAAGCCCAATAACTTTAGGTGTACCAATAAATTCGTCTACAGAATATACAATGTCACTAAAACTAAAATCACCTACAAGTGCTGGTTCTATAACTCCTACAATAAAATTTTATAATAAAAATGGAACATTAACATCTACACACTCTGGCTCTGCAGTAAGTGCGAACAATACTTGGAAGTCTGCTTCTGTAACTGCTACTACGGATGCAACAGCCAGTTACGCAGGATTAACAATTGCATGGTCTGCCGCTGGTACTTACTATGTTGACATGGTGTGTGTTCAAGCAGGTCCTACAGCATCTTACACTGAAGCTAGGTCTATAGATGTATTTTTAAGCCCTACAAAGACTAACTACATTAAAAACCCATCATTTGAAGTAAACGTCACTGACAGTTGGACAAAAACAGGTTCTGCAACCGTAACCCAAGATACAGACGTGTCTAGCATCTCTTATTCTGGAGTTAAAAGCGCAAAAATTGTTAGTACGGGTTCTTGGACTTTTACCTCAAACACTTTTCCCATTTCAACAGGTACGTATTACACCGTTTCTGGTTTCGTTAAAGCTAGTTCTAGTTTGACTGTAAAGCTTATTGGAAGAAATAGCGGTGGAACAATAACTGACACATTTGAAACAGCTAACTTAGGAACAATTACAAACTGGTCTAAGTTTTCTGTTACACACTTGGTAGATGCGCTAGACACAACCACCGTTACATATGAACTTCAGTTCTCAGGAGGTTCAGGTACTTTTTACTTAGACTGTTTGCAAGCAGAAAAAGGCGTTAAAGCCACTGAATATTTTGACGGTTCTTTGCCTAGCAATTTTGGTGCTGTTTGGGAAGGAACTGCAAATAACTCTTATAGCCACTATTATACAAACAAGCCAACTAAAGTCCCTAGGTTGGGTAAAACAATTCAAGATTGGGTACCACCAAATACTTTTTGGCGGTTGAGCACATATGCGGGAGTGGAGTACACCTCTCTAACCGTGTAGTATCGGGGTCATGACTGACCTACTTATAACCACAATACTTGCAGGACTTGCAGTAACTTACGCTATTGAATTCTTAGACCTATTAGTCGGAGGATTTTTTGGTAAAACCATTTTAAACAAATGGTTATCATTACCACTTAGTTTTGGTGCGGTATTTTCCCAACTGCACTGGGACACAACACTAATCATCGCAGTGCCAGCCGCTACTTTTATTGCTGTAGCAGTTGGGCAATATTTAAACAAACCAGTAGTAACAAACTTTAACCGACTAACACGAGGACTATAGGGGATACATGAATATTGGAATCGTCTCGTTTAAAAACGCAAATACAGAAAAAGCAATAATAGAATTTTTAGAAAGATACAAGGACGAAGATATAAGGATTCTTCTTCCAGTAACGAGCGAAGACCAAGTATTTGTACAAAGTGTATTAAAGGCATGTGTTGAAAACCAAGTGCATGTCGTATGTTTCATTGCACACGCTGCTGGGTTAGAGCACCTGCTTCAACAAGCTAACGAGATTGTTGTTGCAGAAAACCCATTACAAGAAGTTATCCACCAACTAGGTACTGATGACGCTCTTGGAATATCTTGGGATGACAGTCTTCCAGCCCACACACTGCTTCACTCAGTAGAAGACCTTGCTCTGGATGTTTGGGATATAACAGATGGCATAGACCCAATTGAAATTGATGACGGTGAATACGCTACCGAAGACCTACACGAGATAATGCACACCAGCCTAGGAATGTTTGTAGACGCCTTGACAGCTTTTGTAGCTTCCGTGGTTATGGACTCTCTAACTGAGGCTGTTGCTGAAAAAATAAGAGAATCTGACGACCAAAAAGACGTCTCCCCATTTGACGATATGGAGTAGGCTCCGCCCGTGCAAATACCTGTGGAAGCCTATTCAGCGAAGATAACCGATTTCCAGTTCCGACTACTAGCCCAAATCTGCCTCTTAGCGGGCTCTGAAGGCCATTTAAAGGCATCCATAGCCGAGTTGTGTGTACAGACTAACAAATCATCAGACAAAACGGTCCGTAGCGCCTTGAAAGGTCTGGAAGCTGTTGGACTAATAACCTTGACCAAGACCCGTAGGGCAAATGGCTTTAACGGGCGGTTAAAAATTACGGTAAAAAATTACCGCACCCAGGCGGTAGAAAATTACCGCACCTCACATGACTATAAGTCAGCTGACCTAATAGCTAATAAGCCATTAGTACCTAATAGCCAAGATAGTTATAAATTAAAAGATATAGAAAACAACAAAGTTGTTTTCACAAAGGAGATTAAAGTTCCTATGAGAAACTATGAGGATGATGGAGATAACCTGGCAGGCTTTGGACTCGTCGAAGAACGAGACGCACCTCAGCCTAAAATCAGAAAGTCTGACCCACGAACTCGCGGTAAGCGACCAGAACATGAGTGGAGTCCGATGGATGTCGCTGCTGAATTTAGTTTCAGAGTTGGTCGCAAGTACCCGCTCTTACCAGGAACCGTCAACGTTAAACAACTCGCAGGAGCTTTAGCCAAGTTCCGTTCGCAGTACCAAACTAACGCGCTCATTGAGCTTGAGTTGCTTCGTTTGTTTATGGGCAACGAGCGTAACTTCAAAGGTCTTGGCGATGAGGCTCCACTGCTTTACAAGAATTTCTTAGCCTCATTTAAGTCAAACATAAACCAAGCGCGAGAAAACCTTGGACTTGCAAAAATTACTGCGCCAAAGGAGACTATCTCAAACTCTGCTACGCTAGTAGCAAGTGACGGTCGTGTTTTCCAGAATTCACTTTCTGGTAGGGCGCAACTAGAACGACATGAACAACGATTAAAGGGGGCAGTAAAATGAGTTGGTTAAAAAGCTTGCTTGGAATGATTCCAGCAGAATCTCAAAATTGCGTAATTGAATCAGATGAACATGATGTAACCATCTATTTTGAACATGGTGGAATTGTTACAGAGTCATTTGACGCAGATGCAGTAGTTCACTTTGACATTAATGGAAATATCGTTAGTGTCACATTAACAAGTACCGACAAAGACTAGGAGAAGCAAAATGGCAAAAAAAGTAGCAGCAAAGTTCGTTGCAACTATTGAACTAAATCCTGAAAAAGCAGGCGGTTGGTTAGCAATCGTTAGCGTTCAAAGAGAAGCAGGCACAAGTATTAACTCAATTCAACCAGCAGAAGGTATTAGCGAATACTCTTCTTGGAAGAACGCATCCGCAGCAAAGCGTTGGGTTAAGTCAATGGTGTTAAAGCACACACCTCGTAAGAGCGTTAAGATGGCACCAACAAAGGTTGGCGCAAATGAAAAGCCAACTGCATTTGCAGGATTGCTTGAGTTTAAGACAGACGCTGCATAAACATAAACACTAAGGGGGGACTTTGTACGAATTATCGGAGTTAACTACCTTAAAGCGTCACTGGTTACTTAGGACATCTAATATTCCTGGACGCTTTTTAGGGTTAGAACCGCAAGACATAGTAGAACGTGCTGGTGCGTTTCCTGAAGAGGTTACGAACTGGATTGATGATGTTGTAGATGGTCACGTAATCAAACAAGTTGGGAAGATTGGCACTAATGGTGTTGGTCTTTTGTTTGATGGTGGTCCTGGAATTGGTAAAACAACTCACGCAGTTGTTGCAGCTATGGAAGTTGTTCGTAGACTTTCTGATGAAGACATTGCTGCTGCACATACTTTGGGTATGAGCCAGTCAGATTACGGCATGAGTGCACGCCCTGTTTACTACCTGACTTACCCCGAATTTTTATCTCGCAAAAAATCAACCTTCGATTCAGAGGGTTCTGACAAACAAAACATGGTTTACGAACTAGATGGTTTTCACGGTCGTTGCAAGTTAGATTTTTTAAACGTCCGTATTTTGGTGATAGATGATTTAGGCAAAGAGTACGGCTCAAAGTATGACGATACTTCTTTTGACGAAATTTTGCGCTTGAGATATGACAAGAGTTTACCCACAATTGTTACTACAAATGTTAGACTTGAGAACTGGGAATCACAGTACTCAGAGGCAATGGCATCATTCGCCCAAGAAGCATTTGTGAGAGTCCCTATTATCGGTAACGACCTACGAGGCGCACAGTGAAGGAGATGAGAATGGAATCACCGTGGAGAACGGTGCAAGTGTTCTTATCCGCTCAAAATGCTGGAGTGTTTGAGGTTGAAGTTGATACTGAAACAAAAGAAACTAGATGTTCTTGCCCTGTGTTTATTAAACGGGACTCCTGTAAGCACACTACTTTTGTAAATATGCGAATGAAGTTAAACAAAGGTCATTACTCAATTCTTGTTCCAAATGAAGTTCCTGAAGACATGGCTATTGAGGCTAATGATGACCCAGAAAAATTCCGTGAATTTGTTTTGAAATACGCCAAGATTGAGGTGCTGTGAAAGGTGGAGACATCTCTAACCTTTCTTCTCCTCAAGTAACTGTACTAGCAGATGTTATTGCAACTTTAGTTGAGGAAAAAGAAGGCGGAGTATTTAGAGCTAAAACAGTAAAGAAGATTGGCGAAGTAAATGTATTAGCAGCCAATCGTCTTTGGAAACTTTCTAATGAATATGGGGTTTCTTTAGAGCTGGCTGGTTACGAAGAAGACGGTTGGACTGATGAGCTTCTTGAGAAATTAATGCAAAAGTTAGAACGGCGTGTTGTAAACCCATTTAACTACGCTGAGTTGTACGAGAACATAGAGGAGCTTTTGGGAGTTCTGCCTTATCGTGCTAACCTAAAGGGAGTAGTTGATGTTCCAGGTCGAGTTGCAAGATATGGCTCAGCAGGAGTAGAACTAGACAACTTATAGTCCTTGAGGGAGGGCATTATGTTCGGTATTGCAAACACAAATTGTCCAATGTGTCATGCTCATAACATAGAGCGCATTTGGGTAAACGGTAATTCTTATTTACAGTGTCAGTCATGTGGGGAGAGGTGGAAATAATTGTCAGCAGATAATGAACATCGTTTAGTTAGTAAGGTCATAAAAGAAAGGGAGATAACTCCTGCCTTGCAACGCGGTGTTGCTGATAACTGGTTTCTAGATGAAGACAACAGAAAAGTTTGGGCTTTTGTAAGAAAGCATTATGGTGAGTACAACGAAGTTCCTACTGCTGTAATTATTAAAGACCATTACCCAAATTACAAAGTTTTAGATGTACAAGACTCTGTTGAATATTTATTAGACACAATGGTGGATTTCCGCCGTAACTTAATCACTCGACAAGGTTTAGAAGCAGCAGTTGAGAATCTGCAGTTAAATGACCACAACGCTGCACTTCTTGCGATGGAACACACCATTACAAGAGTTAACGAGCAAGGTGTACTTGGTACACACGAGATTGACCTTACTAAGAATACTGAAGAGCGCTACAAGGAATACCAAGCGTTACAGAACAAACAGTTTTTAGGAATACCAACTGGTTTTGAAAAAATTGATGAAGCAACCGCAGGACTACAAGGCGGTCAATTAATAACAATTATTGCTCCACCTAAAACTGGTAAGTCACAGATTGCATTACAAGTTGCAATCAACATTCATCGTCAGGGTTATATGCCGATGTTCCAGTCGTTCGAAATGAACAACCACGAGCAACAACAACGCCACGATGCGATGCGTGCTCACATTGACCACGGTCGACTACGTCGTGGAAAGTTGTTACCAGCGGAGGAGAGCCGTTATATCGATACGCTAAACGATATGGAAAAGGAGCAATCTTTTCACCTTATCGATGCCGTAAACGGTATTACGGTCTCTGCTCTTGCTGCAAAAATTGAACAAACAAAACCAGACATCGTGTTTGTAGACGGTGTTTATTTGATGATGGATGAAGTAACTGGAGAAATGAACACTCCACAATCTATTACCAACGTTACTCGTGCAATGAAACGTTTAGCACAAAAGATAGACAAACCAATAATTATTACTACTCAGACTTTGCTTTGGAAAATGAGAGCAGGAAAAGTAACTGCCGATTCAATTGGTTACTCATCTTCTTTCTTCCAAGATTCAGATGTTATTTTAGGTTTAGAGCCGTTAGAGGAAGACGAGAACATGCGTCTACTAAAGGTTGTTGCGTCTCGTAACTGTGGTCCTGCAGAGACAGCTTTAACATGGCGATGGGATACGGGTTGTTTCCACGATGAGTCACTAGCAATGAAGTGCACCTACTGTTCCTCATGGGTCAGTAGATGATTGATGTAGAGAAAGTTTTACTTTCTTTAGATATTCCACTTGTTGCACAACGCGGTGTAGAAGTTCAGGGCTTATGCCCAATGCACAAAAAGCGCACAGGAAAAGAAGACCACAATCCATCTTGGTGGATTAACTCTGAGACTGGTGCACACATATGTTTTTCTTGTGGTTACAAGGGGAATGTTTACACGCTAGTTGCAGATGTAAAAGGCATGGATTACTACGATGCCAAAGACTGGATAAACAGCAACGAAGAATTCCCATTAGATTCTTTAATGAAACGCATTAAGGAACTTCCTCAATACATTTCAGCAGAAGAACCAATTGGGATGTCTGAAGCACGACTTGCAATATTTACAGAACCACCAGCTAACGAACTACGAAAGAGGTTTATAAATGGAGAATCAGCAAAGCATCACGGTGTCTTATGGGATAACAACAACAAGGCCTGGATTCTCCCAATCCGCGACCCTAACGATTACAGTCTCTGGGGATGGCAAGAAAAAGGGGCAACAGGTCGTTTCTTTCGTAACCAACCGCAAGGAGTCAAAAAGTCAAGAACAGTCTTTGGTGTAGAGACAATGAGCGACGATGTCTTAGTGGTTGTTGAATCTCCACTTGATGTTGTCAGACTAACTGCTGCAGGTGTTGACGGTGCTATATCAACATACGGAGCAATCATTAGTGAAGAACAAGCAAAGATTATGCGTAGAGCAAAGAGAGTCATTGCTGCCTTAGACAAAGACGATGCAGGAAAAGTAGCTAACGAACAAATGCGAGGTTATGCTCGAAAGTACGGTTTAGATTTATCGTATTTTAATTACACAGGGATTGATGTAAAAGACCCAGGAGATATGACAGAGGCAGAGATTCATCGTGGCATTGAAACTGCTCGTCACATGGTTCAGGGAAAAGAAGCTTTTACATGGTCTTAGATGCTCGTGGAGTTCCTACTCACGCTTGTCCAGCTTGCGGACATTTGGTTTTTAAAATAAAAGCAATGTTTGAAGATAGCAATATTAGCCTTTGGTTTACCGATGGCGAATGTGACGATTGTGGAACTTTATTAACTGTTCCTACTCCTGTAGATGGGGTTGAGTTTAATGAGCTTTAAAGGAACGCTATTTCCATACCAACCTGAAGCAGTTGACCGAATGGTTGTTCGTAAAAAGATGTTGGTTGCATACGAAATGGGATTAGGTAAAACTTGCATGACAATTGCTGCAATAGAAAACCTTAAAGATGAAGGTACTTTAACTAAACCCGTACTAGTTATTGCGTTATCCAGTTTAAAGTACCAATGGGAAAAGGAAATACAAAAGTTCTCTAACTCAAGCACCGTAGTTGTTGACGGTTCTAAATCTACAAGAACACTTATGTGGGACAAAGGTGGCGACTACGTAATTTGTAATTACGAATCTGTTGTAAACGATTGGGATTTAATAAAAGACACTGATTGGGGAGCCATTATCTGTGATGAAGCAACTGCAATTAAATCGTTTAAATCAAAACGCTCTAAGGCAGTTAAGAAGCTGTCAGCAGATGTACCAATTCGTTTTGCATTAACAGGAACTCCAATAGAGAACGGTAGACCTGAAGAGCTTTATAGCATTATGCAATTTGTAGACCCAAAAGTATTGGGAAGATTTGATTTGTTTGACCAAACCTTTATTGTACGAAATCATTTTGGTGGAGTTCAGAGATACCGTAATTTACCTATTTTTCACGAACGTATGAAAGACTCATCTGTTCGTAAAACACAAAAAGACCCAGACGTTGCTCCATATCTCCCTGAAACAATTCACTACGACCCAATACTTGTTCAAATGGATAAGAAATCTTCCGCCCTTTATAAACGTGTTTCTACAGACCTATTAAACGAATTATTAGAGGCGCAACAACTATTGGGTTCTTCTTTTTCTTTAGAAGCGCATTATGGACAGGGATACCAACAAGGAGGACCAGCAGACGCTTTACGTGGTTCCATAATGTCCAAGATAACTGCCCTAAGAATGCTGTGCGACCACCCACAGCTTTTACAGAACAGTTCTGATAAGTTTGCCTTAGAAGAAGGTCAGGGGTCTGTATACGCGGCTCAGCTTGTTTCTGAGGGTCTGTTAGATGGTCTTACCAAATCAACTAAGTTAGACATGGTTATTGAATATGTAACAGACCACCTTGAGATTGATGAAAATGCCAAGGTAGTTATATTCACGTGTTACCTAGGAATGTTGCCTTTAATACAGGAAGCTTTAGCTCAAAAGAAGTTTGAAAGCAGAGTTTATTCAGGACAAATGAATGCCAACCAAAAAGAAATTGCTAAGACTGAGTTTCAAACTTCTAAAGAAGTTAGGGTATTGATATCCAGCGATGCTGGCGGCTACGGCGTAGATTTGCCCCAAGCAAACCTGCTGGTTAACTATGACCTTCCTTGGTCATCAGGTACTGCAGTACAGAGAAACTCTCGTATTAGACGCGCTTCTAGTACTTGGTCCCACGTTATGATTCAGGACTTTCTTGTGCTAGGCTCTATCGAAGAAAGACAGCACCAAATGCTTAACCAAAAAAACGCTGTAGCAGATGCAGTAATTGATGGTGAAGGCATAAACACCAGAGGTGGTGTAGATTTAACAGTAGGAAGTCTTTTGGGATTTATCCAAGAGAATAAAGCATAGGAGGGAAACTATGGCAAAAGTAGCACCAGCAGAGTTACGCAATTCAGACGAAACAGACTTGATTGCAAGAGCAAAGAAATATGCTTTCTTAAAATCACAACTTGATTACTTAGAAAAAGAACAAAAAGCACTACGTGCAGATTTGTTTGAAGTTCTTGATACAGACGGTGAAGCCGATTCAAAAGGTAACCTTGTAATAGAACTACCTGAAGAAGTTGATGGTTTTGTTGCTATTACAAAACAACGACGTGTAACACGTAAAGTTGATGAAACCGCTGCTGAAGAAATAATCTTAGAAAAAGGTTTAGAAGAAAGTTTATACAAAACAATTCGTGTTATTGATGAAGACGCTTTAATGGCTGCTTTGTACAGCGATGCACTTACTGAAGAAGAAGTTGAAAAAATGTACCCACAAACCATTACGTGGGCACTAGTAATGAACAAGAGGTAATACAAAATGCCTGGTTTGCGTGGGGATGATGAAATCGAAAAAGCATTTGCTGATTTGGAATACATCCCTGGCTCAAAACGTAAACGCCGTGAACCAGACCCAAAGGTTTCCCGCCGTAAGGTGGGAGAAACAAATGGTTGGGATGAAAATCCAATCATTAAAACATTAGGCGGAAAGGAAACAGAAGTTTTTACCATTGGTGCTCTTGCGCAAGCTTTGGAAAAACAAATTGTTACTGTACGCTTATGGGAGCGTAAAGGGTACATACCACGTGCACCATACCGACTTCGGGCTAAGACCTTAAAGGGTCAAAAGACTGGGGGAAATCGGGTGTACACCAGACCGCTCATAGAAGCAACGATTGATGAGTTTTCCAATCGTGGGCTGCTAGGTTCCGCTCGTGTAGAGTGGAGCCAACATGAAGACCTGACAACTGCTTTAGTAAAGCGTTGGAAGGACATCACATCCACAGAGAGCCAATAGGCCTCATTACCAAAAGGAAAGAAATGCCGATTACCAAACCAGCAGTAGAAGCAGAAGACTATCTTGAAGAAGATAGTGCCGATATCCAACCAAAAGTTGGAACAACCGTACAAGAAGGTTGGGGCGCAGTTGAAGCAATGCTTGATTCAAAGTCAACTGAGTTTCCAACAGACTTCCGTTTTTCTGAAGAACCTGTTCTAGTTAAGTTTCTTCAAGACAAGCCATTTGCCACTTACGAGCAACACTGGATTGAACGCCCAAAGGGTAAGAAATCTTTTGTTTGCCAAGGCGATGGATGCCCACTCTGCGAAATTCTTGGAGACAAGCCTCGCGGAAAATTTGCTTTCAACATTCTTGTTTTGACTGGCGATGACCAATCAGTACAAGTACTAACTGCACCACCATCACTTGCTCGCCAAATCAAGAAGGCCCATGACGATGAACGTAAGGGACCTATTGACCGCGAGTACTGGGAGCTTTCTCGTCTAGGTACAGGACCAACAACTCAGTACACACTGAATTTTGTTCGCGGTCGTGACCTTGGTGAGGAATGGAAGTTAGATTTAGAAACCGTTAAAGGGTTAGAAGCAACTGCCGTTCCCTTCACTGCAGATGAAGTAGTCCGTGAGACCCCTCGCTCTGAACTACTAGAAATTGCTCGCTCTCTAGCGTAGTAACTTCCACCGTAGGAGGGCCTGTTTATTTCCGTTTCCAGGCCCTCTTACACTAACAATCTGAGGGGATTAGAATGAACATAATTACAACAAAAGAACAGCTAGAAGACCTTGTGAAGTTTTACTCCAAGGTAGATGGATTTGCATTTGACGTAGAAACTGTTGGAGAAAACAGAATCCAACCCGTAGTCAATGATGTGCTTTGGATTTCATTAGCAACAGATGGACGTGTTGACGTCATACCAATGGGTCATCCAAATGGTGAGTTTCTTCATTGGGACAAGGAGATGTTACTTAGCGGACAACGCAAACTTGCTGCTGGTAAAGAATTAAAAGACACAGATTTTTCAAAGAATGAAACAAAGTGGACTCCAGTGTTTGATGCTCCACCAGCACAATTGCTTCCAGGAGATGTGTTTAAAGCATTAAAGCCTTTGTTCTTTAGTGACCAGTTAAAGGTTGGTCACAACATTAAGTTTGACCTTAAATCAATTGCTAAGTATTACCGAGGAGTTGTTCCTTCTAAACCTTTCTTTGACACAATGATGGCAGCATTTATTACTGACAATAGAAATCGTAATCAACTTGGGTTAAAAGACTGTTCAGCACGTTTTTTAAAGTTAGAGGTTAAAAAAGGTGTTGGAGCAAAGGTAGAAGTGCATTCGTTTTCAGAGGTTGCACACTATTCAGGTTTAGATGCTGATGCTACTTGGCAGTTGTACCACTTCTTTAAAGACAAGATGGATGGTCGTTTAAAGCGAGTGTGGGCATTAGAGATGGACGTCATTGCATCTTTGTGCGATATGGAATTAACTGGCGCAAATATTGATGTAGTAGAGTTAACAAAACTTAAGAAACAATTAGAAATAGACATTGACGAAACAAAAGCTAGAGCATGGAAACTTGCAGGTAAAGCTTTTTCTATGAACTCAATAAAAGAAAAACAAGAGTTGTTATTTTCACCAAAACCTGAAGGACGGGGAATCCGACCAAATGTTCGGATAAAGATTGCTCTAACATCTAAGGGTCAAGATATTGCTGCTGCTGGTGGAGAGTTAAACATAAGCCACTTTTCAGTATCTTCTGAAGCATTAGAGTTTTACCGCAAAAAGGATGAGTTAGTAAATGCTATTTTAGATTACCAAGATTTAAATAAACTTATGACAACATATGTAATGCCTTACTTAGGTGGAGAGATAACACGAACTACTTCAGGCAAATCACGTATTGTTGACAAAAAGAGTTTGTTAATTAACGGCAAGGTTCACACAAACTTTAAAGCGCATGGAGCAGAAACAGGACGTTTTTCCAGTAGTGACCCAAACTTACAGAACATCCCTAGTAGTGGACAATACGGAAAGTTAATTCGTAATTTGTTTATAGCGCCTGAAGGCTACAAGTTAGTGGTTGCTGACTATTCACAGATTGAGCCACGAGTAATTGCAGCACTTTCAGGCGACCCTATTATGGTCGATAACTACCTACAAGGTAAAGACATCTATACGACAATCGGCGATACAATGGGGGTTGACCGAAAAGCTGGAAAAGTTCTTGTTCTTTCCATTGCTTATGGTGTAGGTCCAGACAAGATTGCACAACAAATTGGTTGCACAGTTACTGAAGCAAAAGAACTATTAAATAACTTTACGCAACAATTCCACGACATTTCTAAGTACAAAGCAAAAGTAGTTCGTCAAGGTGCTGGTCAAAGTCCTGTCCCATATGTAGAGACCATATTTGGTCGTCGTAGATACATACCTGATTTAAAAAGCAGAGAAATGGGCCTTAAATCAAGAGCAGAAAGACAAGCATTTAACACCGTAATTCAAGGTTCTGCTGCAGATATTATGAAATTAGCCATTGTTAGGGCACATTCTTGTTTCATTGACGAACCTGATGTAAATGTCGTTTTGACTGTGCACGATGAACTTGTTACAGTTGCACGTGAAGATTTAGCTGAAGAAGCAGCCGAAGCAATTCGGATATCAATGGAAGGAATTACATTGCCAGAGATTACTGTTCCTCTTATTGCTGATGTAAAAATTGTAAACAAGTGGGGAGAAGCAAAGTGAGTAATGCAGATTGGTGGGCAAAACAACTAGGTGGGCAAGCACCTGTGCAACAACCGCGTGAACAAAACATGCCAGTTGCTCCATCGCAACAACCTATGACTCAGTACGCACCGCCACAACCGCAACAGCCAGTTTCTAAAGCACAAAGTGCAGCACAAACACAATCTTGTCCTGAATGCGGAAGCAACAATTACATGGCAATTCAAAATGCAGCACCACGTTGTTATGACTGTGGCTATCCAATAAATCAAGCAGGTTCTCGTTATGGTTCTTTAACTGGAGCTAAAGTTGAAGGAAGTGCAAAAGGCGCAATGGGAAATGACACAGCAAGCAATTGGAATCCGCAAGGAATTATTGGAAGGGTAAATTAAGTGAATGATGAAGCGCGTAAAGTTATGGCCCAGCTCAACAAGAGGTTCGGCGATAATGTGGTTGTCCTTGCTTCTGACATTAGGAGCGACCTTATTCCTCGTATTACCTCTGGCTCTACTACATTGGATTACGTCCTTGGAGGAGGATTTCCAGGAAACCAATGGAACGAGTTAATTGGAGAACCTTCACACGGTAAGACAGCGTTAGCGTTAAAAACTATTGCAGCAAACCAATTAACAAACCCAGAGCACACAACAGTGTGGGTTGCAGCAGAACAATGGGTTCCTGAGTACGCAGAAATGTGTGGAGTAGATACCAGCAGAATTATAGTTATTGAAACATCTATTATGGAAGAGGCATACCAAGCCGTTATTCAATTTGCTGAATCTAAAGCCGTTGATGCGATTGTTATTGACTCTTTGCCAGCATTATCTCCTGCTCCTGAAATGGAGAAGGATATGAGCGAAGCAACTGTTGGTCGTGGTGCGTTATTGACTAACAAGTTCTTCCGTGTAGTTGGTACAGCCATGAAGCGTTCGCTTGTAGAAGATGAGCGCCCTGTTTTGGGTTTAATTATTAACCAATACCGTATGAAAATTGGCGTAATGCATGGAGACCCTAGAACTACTCCAGGAGGAGAAGGAAAGAATTATGCATTCTTTACCCGTTGTGAAGTAAAACGCGACGAATGGATTGAAGTTGGTACTGGAACAAACAAGGTTCGAGTAGGACAACGCATAAAGGTAAGAACTTTGAAAAACAAAACTGCACCACCACAACGTGTTGCTTATTTTGATTTTTATTTTGCAGAAGGAGGTAACTGCGCCCCAGGTGAGTTTGACTTTGCAAAAGAAGTTGCATCACTTGCTGTAGTTATGGGAATCATAGAAAGAAAAGGTGGTTGGTTCTATCACAACGAACGCAAATGGCAGGGTATTGAATCTGTTATTGCTAGTATCCGTGAGGAGATAGAACTAAAAGAAGAACTTCAGAAAGCCGTGTTCGAATCACACGAACTTCCGTTAGCGGCTGATGAAGACTGAAGGACAAAAGCAATCTAGAAAACACGAGGACCGTTTAGCAAAAAAAGTTAACGGTTCTCGTACTGCTGCATCTGGAGCGTTTTGGTCTAGAAAAGGCGATGTTCGTTCAGACGACCTGCTGATAGAACATAAATACACGGGCAAGAAACAAACAACTATCAAGTCCGATGTATTAAAGAAGATAACTGGAGAGGCCATTATGGATGGAAGAATGCCAGTACTTGGTATCCATTTAGATGGAGAGAATTATGTAATTCTGCTTGAGGACGATTTCCTAGAACTGCGAGACAAACTCAAGGATGAATAACATATGGATGAACCAGAGTACGCTTGGCGGTATGAAGCAAGGTGTCGAGGAGAAGACACTGATTTGTTTTACCCACCACGTGACAAAGAGCAATACCGAATCATTGCAGAACAAGCGAAAGCTTTTTGCTATGGGGAAAACAAGAAAAGTGTTTGCCCAGTTCAAAAAGAATGCTTATGGGATGCAGTCAAGAGAGATGAACCGCATGGCATTTGGGGTGGTTTAAGCCACAGAGAACGCAATGCATTAGTCCGCAAGTGGAATAAGTCGTATAAAAAGAAGATGACTTTAGAAGAGTTCATCCTAACGAAGGAATAAAAATGGGAAACGATTTACAGAAGTTCTTAGACGCTAAGAAAACAGAGACTCGTTTAATAGGCGATGTTGAGCGGCATTTAATGCGCCGTCCTTTAGACGACCGTTCTACTACAGTGTTCCACCCGTCTGAAATAATCAAACCAGACTTCTGCCATCGTTACTCTTACTACCTAATGACTGGTGGTACTCCTAAAAAGGATAAGCCTAATCTTAGATTGCAAAACATTTTTGATGAAGGACACGCTATTCATGCTAAATGGCAAAAGCGTTTTCAAGAAATGGGAGTTCTTTACGGTCGTTTTGAGTGTACATCTTGTTTAGTATCTACTACAGGCATATCTCCTGTTTGCGAAAAATGCGGACGTGTTGATGTTATGGAGTATAAAGAAGTCACTCTTGTAGACGAAAGACTTCGTATTGCAGGTCACACTGACGGATGGATAAAAGGCATAAAAGAAGATTGTTTAATTGAAATCAAGTCTATTGGAGCAGGAACACTTCGTTTTGAAGCTCCTGAACTTCTTTACGATGCTGATGGAGACTTAACTAAAGCTTGGAAGAAGATTCGCCGTCCATTTCGTAGCCACTTGTTGCAGGGTCAAATGTATTTAGAATTGGCTCACCGTATGTTTGGAGATGAAGCGCCAAAAGAAATTGTTTTCTTGTATGAGTTAAAAGCAGACCAAGATTATAAAGAATTCACAGTAAAAGCAGATTACGAAATCGTAGATAGAGTTTTCTTTTCTGTAGAAAAGGTATTAAAAGCTATTGAAGTTGGAGTTATGCCTGAGTGTAATGTTGACCCAAGTGGTTGCAAGTCATGTAAAACGATTGGAGCATAATGTTAAATTTAGGACCAGCATCTGCAGGCGCAGTAAAGATGATGAAAGACCAAAACATCAATATGTGGCCTGAACAATCTCAACAACCAGTTATGCCAAAAGACATATCAGTATTAGATAGCGAAGAACTCAGCGAGTTGTTTACTAAATTAACTGCATGGTCTAACTTTATTGCAGGCCAATATGCAGCAGCCCAAGTAGATGAGAAATTTTTAGAGAAGAAGTTAGCAAGTTCAGAAGCCCAACTCTTTCTTGCAAAAGATACAAGCAAGATAAAAGGAGAACGAGTAACACTAATAAAAGCTCAAGTTGCCTCTGACCCAATGATTATGGACTTAGAAGAAAAGTTAATGGCAACCTATGCATACAGAAAGATGTTGGAAGTTGTAGCCAACAATTTTGAACGTGATGTTTCTTTAGTTTCTCGTGAAATTACGAGACGTACTAGTGACTTCCGTTCAAACCGAAAGGACAAATACTCAATATGATTATTGGACTTTCTGGATATGCAGGGTCTGGTAAAGACGAGATAGCAAAGATTCTTGTAAATGAATACGAGTTTACTCGTGTTGCGTTTGCTGATGCTGTTCGTAATTTATTGTACGAAGTAAACCCAGTAGTAAATGAATTGGCTAGCGATATTAAACATGCTGTAAACCATCGTGGTTGGGATGAGATTAAGAAGGTTCCTGCCGTAAGGGTATTACTGCAAAACACAGGTCTTGGGGTTCGTCAACTATTTGGAGATGAGTTTTGGATTAAAGAAGCACTAATGCAAACTAACAAAGAAGGTAATTACGTTTTTACAGATGTTAGATTTGAAAATGAAGCTAATGCTATTAGAGATATAAATGGACATTTATGGAGAGTTAAACGCCCTGGTGTAGAAGCTGTTAATTCACATATATCAGAAAAAGATTTAGATGGATACAAATTTGACCAGATACTAAGTAATGAGGGTACTTTAGAGGACTTAACAACAAAGGTCCGCAATCGTATGGAGCTTGCCCTCAATGCCAACTAAACTAATAGACGGAACTATTGATAAAGATTCCGTAGTAGCAATTGGTATAGACCAATCGTTAACTGGATTTGCATTTACTGTGTTAAATGTAAAAGACCCATTGCAATCAATTACTTGGGTATACAAATCTATTTATTTTGGCATAGAACGATTAGCTGATATTCGTCAGTGGTTAACTGACACCTTAAATTATTGCGAAGAATTTTGGACCATACAAGACATTGCAATGGAAGGAACAGTTCTTGCTAGCCATGCTGCATTGGTTTTAGGAGAACTTTCAGCAACGGTTCGTTTAACAATATTTGATTTTTTTGAAGATGGCGATGACCGTAGATTCCCATTAAAAATTCCGCCAATGACACTGAAGAAATACGCATCAGGTAAGGGAAATGCCAAAAAACAAGAGATGTTGTTACAGATGTACAAAAGATGGGGCGTTGAGTTTAACGATGACAATGCTGCAGATTCTTACGGATTAGCTCGATTAGTTGCAGGTATTCATTCTGATGCCATAGAAAAAGCTATTGTGGAACAAATGAAAGATGCTAAATACCGAGACCAACCACGGATTTAGCCCTACCCTTTAGGTCTGGAGTGGCACACCAACTCGAACCAAAGGACTAAAAATTGACTACAACCCCAGAACTACCTGCTGAAGAACCGTTTTTACGAGTTAGCGCAGGTTCTAACCCTCAAAGCGTTGCGTCTGCAATCGCACATGCAATTTACGACAGAAGCGAAGTAAAACTACGCGCTGTAGGTGCTGGAGCGGTAAACCAAGCGGTAAAAGCAATGGCTATAGCAAGTGGATATGTTGCCCCAAGAGGTATGCGTCTCTACTTTATTCCTGGATTTACCACCATTGAAAGCCGTGATGGAGAAATCTCAGCAATTGTTTTTAGCATTAATACCTTCTAAATAAGTTCTATCCTTAGACACAGAGTAAGGAGTCATCATGGCATCTTGGACATCATTAGGTCACGCAATGCGTCGTCGCATGGGTGCACCTTCATCCCATCTAGAAGCGGCAGGCAAATCAATGGCACGTACAAATTTAACACCAGAAGAAGTTATTGCTTCTGCAGAACACGCTAACAGCCCACGTAAATACGTTGGTCAAGTTCTAGGCGTTGCAAACACAAGCGGTTCTCCATTAAAAGGAACACTTGTTGCAAAGAAGAATACACAAGCAGGAGACCCAACAATTGCTAACAAAGCAAATCGCAAAAATGTTTCTGCAGGAAATGCAGTTCAGTCTGAGCGTATGGGTGCACGTTATGTAATAGGTGCAACATTCCCAGCAGTTCACCAATCAGAACTTGGCGCAACAATGGGCAACGCACGCACAGTTCGTTCTGTTTCAGGAAAGAACTCACCAAACTTTGGTGATGGAATGAGCTCTTCTTACTAAAATGGCTGATATACCAAGCTACGGTGGAGCACTAAGTGCTGCACAACACGATGTGTCTGCACCTTTATCGTTGGGTAAATCAACCACTGGTTCTATTGCACAACGCACATCTTGGCGTAGTAACGAAGGCTCACGTCCAACGGCGTACTCTTCGAGAACTCGTGGAACAACCTTAAACTGGGACGATGATTCAAAACCATCTTTGCCATCGGCAGATAAGGGTGTTGGAAGAGATTAGTTTTCTGGGGTTAACCCATGACTAAGGCAATGTTCTTCATACATCTGGTCAATAAAATCTTCGTCCTGTGTTGGTTCGCCAATATAAGCAATGCATAGTTCGCAATAAACTGCCCAAGCAATTGGGTTTAGCCCTACAGCAACAACATCGACTGACATTTTGGCTCCTTTATACAGACAATTAAGGTTCTAAGAAGGAAAATAGTAACATGGCTAAGACACCTAAAGAAATTGTATCCGCAATAGCGGAGAGTGGTCGTCCAGATTACACTAAAGACGAAGTACGTACACTAGCCAGCAACCCAAAGGGCGCCCAAGAGTTTATCAATAGCACCAATAATTTTGGTGGTGCATCTATGAGCCTTTCTGAGGGTAAAGTAGCAAAACCTGGGGACAAACTATTTTTAGTAGGTAAAGAACCGTCACAACGCAGCGGTTACCCCGTTCCAACACACTACGAAAGTGTTGGAGAAAGCAATCCTAGAATTTCCGCAAAACAATTTGCATCTCACTTTGTTCGGTTAAAGGGACAGACATCGGACCCTAAAGCAATGATGGGTAGCTGGGTTGACTCTAAAGCAAAAGAAAAAGGCGTTCAAATTGATTTGTCTACTGGACATAAGTATCAAAGAACTGCAGAAAAGAAAATGATTAGTCGTAACGAAGATGCTGTTTGGAATATGCACAACATGCGTAACATCCGCAATGAAGCAGCACGTAAGCGTCACGGCATAACTGAACCTCGTCCTCCAAAGGAAAACTAATGGCAGGTGGAGTAAACAACATGTCTCCATCCCAGAACTGGCAGTCTCTGGGTGGCGGTGGGTTTGCTGGTTATAACAACCAAGGTGGCTCAGGAACATCAATTGCTCGTGATGAGATGGATGCCAGCCGTATTGGTGTTGGTCGTGTTCCCTCTGCAGAATATCCTGATGGTTATTTAGGAACTATTCGGTCACGTCGTGATGACCGTTTATTAGATTCAGTAAAGAACCGCGTAAATCAAAAAGCATACCAACGCGGTGTTCACAAAGGTGAACGCATTGAGCCATCTATGTATTTCTGGCCTATGGGTATGACAGATATGACTGGTATTGAACGACAAATGAAAGCTACTTTGCAGAATGTTAACGGAGTTAACGTTTACATATCAGAGCGCAGTGCTCCTCAAATGCAATTAACTCCTGCTCCACACTTAGTAAACGATGGAAAGTCTAATATGCGTGCAGACCAACCAGGTGAAATTAACGCACGCCGTCAATCAATGATGGCTTATTTGAAACCAGCGTGGAAATAATGACACAACCAGTTGACGGAGTGTACGACCACACTAAGCCGTGGCGTGCACCAATACAGCCAGACCAAGTAGCAAAGCGTTGGCAATATAACGGCCCATGGGCAACAAACATGGAGCGCCTAACATCACAAGCACTAATGGTTATGAATATTCCTGGTAAAGACATTCAAGCAATGGTTAGACCACCACTTCCTCAGATTCGTTTGTTTCCAGACCGTTTTGGGTTTGGTGAACGACCACAACCTGGTATTGAAGATGTTGTAACTATTGACCGTAACTACCACGAACCACGTGTATCCTGGTTCTCTGGTGGAGTTGCTGGTTATGGCGCATCATCAACTAACTCTTTAGGAGGTATTTAATGATAAAAGCATTAAGCACCATACAGAGAAGTTACTTACGAGCACCTATCCGTGCGTTTATGTTAAGCCAAAAACAACATGCTCAAGCACCTTTATCTAAGCCAGTTCCAAACCGCGCATTAGCGATGGAACACAAAACAAAAAGCGGTGGTAACTAATGTCAGGTAATTATGGTGATGGCAATGAGCCAATGGAATGGCAAGCCAAGCAAATTGCAGAAAATGCAATGAAATACAACGGTTCTGCACCTTGCCCAACATGCGGTGTAATTATGAACCCAATTGAATTTATGGCTAGTAAAGGACATTGTCTGTCTTGCGTTACCCAAATGAAAGCTAAATTAGCAAAGAATAATATGGTGCGCTAATGGCTAAAAAGAAAAACGATAAAATAAAAACACCAGAAGAATTAAAAAAGATTCGTGAAATGGGTGGCGTTGGTGACAGCCCAATTAAACGTCGTGTTCCTAGTCGAGAATACAACAAAGACTTACAACGACGTGTACAGGAAAAAAGAGAAGCCGATAAAAAAGAAGAAACAAGTTTTCCAAAAGTTGATATAGCAGGAGTTGGAGAAATTCGTTTAGCAGGAGAAGAAAAAGGACCTTCTGCTGCACCTAAGCCAAAAATAAAAGGGCCGTTAGTAACTCCTGGAAAGAAGTTACGCCAACGAGGTATGCGTCCTGCAACAACACGTGAAATAAAGCGCGGAGTAATGGCTGTTACCTTAGACAAGCCAGTAAAGAAAAAAAGAGTAGCAAAGAAAACGACTAGAACTGGTAAAAAGTTAAACGCAGAAGGACAAATTAGCAAACCTAAAATTGGCCAAATTGCAAAAATAGGTGGAAAGTTAGCCAAGGTTGATTCCAGCAACGTAGACCAAGCTATTAAAGAGAAGGTAACTACAGTTCTACCAACAGTAGGACCTGAAAAAGAACGCCCAAGGTATGAACTTCCAACTGGAAGAGATGCACTACAAGGATTTTCTACAGCCAACTCAGAAGACCATGCAAGATTAAAGAGCCATGTTAATGAAGCATGGGGTCATCTAGGACGTATGGTAAGAACTCATGGCACTGAAGATTTCAATACACACCACACAAATTTCAACGAAGTACATGCAAAAATAGCTGCCTACGACCACAGCCTAGGAACTATTTTGGGTATTGCGCACCACGCAGTACTAAACCCACACCATCCAGATTCTGCTAAGGCATTAACCATGGCAAAACAAGCTTCAGGTGACAGAATTAAGCTTGGTATGGACGCTGCTTCGGGCAGAACAGCAAGCCAGAAAAAAGCACGAGATGAACGTATGGCAAGAATTCGTTCTGAGAGAGAAGGTAACTAATGTTGTTCAACGACCGTCGCGCAGATAAGCGTGCACTCAAGGCTGCTACTGGTCCAAGTCTTGCTCCTAAAGGTTACAAACCAGATACTAAAAGCCGTCAAAATGTTAAGAGATTTGCTACAGAAGACATTAATCGTAATTTAACCCGTTGGAATTTTATGGGGAGAAAAGAAGCGTATCGTCGTGGCGCAGATACACAAGACTACTATGAAAACCAACCTGGAGAATTAAAAGCTTGGAATCGTCACGCAGCATCCACAGGAGAGACAGAAATCTCTATTGATGTTCCAAAAAACAAAAAGAAAAAAGGTAAATAATCATGGCAGTTAACTCTTCACGTTCAATGAACGCATCACTAAACAATGGTGCAACCGATGGTAAGTACCGCAAGGCTCGTCCAGATACAGAAGTTATTCCTGGTCTAGGTGACGAAGCAACTGTAGACAACCGTCAATCACTAAACCCATTTTGGGGTTATGGTTTTCTAACCTCTGAATACCCATCTAAGGTAAACCCAAGTAAGTAATCATGGAATTTAACGACCGTCGTAAATTTGTTACTAGAAAAACTGAAAAAGGCATTCATGTTGAAGCAACCAACGACCGAAATGACGTTGGTGGGGCCTATTACCAAACTGATTCAGCAGAAAAAGCCGTAAAGTTACACGCTGACAATGTTAAGAACATGGCGTTTGCTCCAAGAGGAAAACGTCGTGTTAAAGGACGGAATTACAAATAATCATGGCTAAAAAAGTTAAATACTCTGATATGTCAGTAGAAAAAGTAAAACCATCAGGCGCATACCGAATTTCTCATTTTGAAGATGGAATACTAAAATCTAAACAATACATGGGTTACTCCAAAAAAGCAGCAATGAAATTACATAAAGAAGATTCAGGTAAGTAATCATGGCAGATGTTCCAGACCGTAAAGACGGTCGTAATTTAACTCCTGAGTCACCAAGCATGGTTGCTAAGTGTGGTCACGAAGATGCACTTGGTTATTTTTCTGGAACAGTTTGCGGAAAATGTGCACGTAAAGCGCATAAGAAAGCGATGGGTAAATAATCATGGCTAATGCTGTAACTGCGTCAGGTGAAGAAGGAGACCCAACTTCTCGTTACCAAAACCCACGTTACTCTGGAAAAGGTGTTCCAGACCGTGGAGATGACCCAAAACGTAAATTTAAAGCGGGCAGTCAAAAGCCTATGACTCGTAAACAATACTCAGATTGGAACGACAAAATGGCTATAAAATATCCAGATGTACCTGGAGGAACTCGTCTACATCAAGCAAAAGGTAAGGACAGATTCTAATGGCTAAACGCACATCAAACACAAAGGCAACACCTTTAATTCAAGGACGAGAAGAATTCAAAGGTTCAAACATGGAAGGCGTCAAGGGCGCACCATCATCACACGGTTGGTTGTCTGGTACTCAATTTTCAAAGCAACTTGAAGAAGTAGCAAACACAACTGACTACCACGTTAAATCATACAACACCCCTATTGCCGTTCACCATGAGGGTGGATGGATTTACCCAGATGTTTCACATAGCCCATCCACTGGTCGTCATCAGTCAATCGTTCGTCAAGCAATTGGTGTAAAAAGCGAAAGAGACAAAAAGATGGAAGCACGAGCAGCCAAGCGTGCAGCAAAACAAACTACAGCAAAAGAACAGGCACTCTGGAATTCATAATCTGTTAAGATAATCGGACTACTATAAGGAGCACAATGAGTAACATACCTTTACTTGGACAAAAAGAGTCGCCATCAAATGAACCTATGTTTCGGTTGTTGTATTGTCTTGTCTGCCAAACCTTAGAAGAGTTACCGCCATATGATGGTGACCCAAAGTTAGACACCTTATTAGAAATTGCGTGTGAACCACACGTTTTCCCATCAGGTGAACCACACAAAGGCAAACTGTTCTCCCTTCCCCTGAGAGCATGGGCAAAGCCTGAATCAAAGAAAGAAATTATTCGTCAAATTAAAGGCGGAGGTTCTGCTGGTTTAGCAGAAATTGATGACTCATTTTATGACTCACGTTCCACATTTATGGAAGGTGCAATGGAATGTTATGGTCGTCATAACAAGCCTAAAGACGGTTGTGCTGATTGGCACGATAAGACCAAGTTGTTAATCCCTAAGACTGTAAAAGAACGTAAAGCAGAAGGTATGGCACGTTATCAAGATGAAGCTGGCCCAAAAACATACCTATGTGATTTCTGTCCAGTAGCAATCGGAGTAGCCCAACGTAAACAAAAACTGTTAGGAATGAAATAATGAGCGACAAAGTCCAAGCATCGTATACCGTCTTTATCCATATGGATGGTTCCATATCTACTGTTTCGAAAGAGGCAGGAGAGTTAGTAGAACGTCAAGCAAACACTTTTGACATCTATCAAACAAGCAGAGAACTAACCTCTGACATTGAGAGCAGAATACTGGCTGACCGCGTAGCGCAAGCAGTGGTTTCTCAATTGCAGCCAAAAGACAATGCTGCAGATATCAAAGCAAAGATAATTGATGCACTTTCTGACCGAGGCATAGACACCTCTAAAGACTAATAACCCCTAAACTAATACCATGTTTAGGAACCTAGGAATAAACGCTCAACCTGTAAACATTCAGGGTGGGTCTACGTCCTATTTTTCACCACCCTCACAAGAGTTAGACCCAACACTATTTGATGGGTTGAACTTAAAAGGTTGGGTTCGTAATGGTATCCAGCAGTTGTTGTTTGGGTTTTTGAATGAAACCTACCGCCACCCTGATTTGTGGGCCCATGTATGGATTGCTGGTTCAGCAGTTTCCTATCAATGGGAAGCAGCACGTGAACCAGGTGATTTAGACGTACTTATTGGAGTTGATTACATTCAATTCCGCAGAGCACACCCAGAGTATTCAGGTTTGTCTGATGTTGAAATTAGTAAAATGTTAAACGAAGATTTTCGTGAACACTTACAGCCTGACACAGAGAACTGGAATGGATTTGAAGTTACATTCTACGTTAATCCTGGTGCCACAGACATAAAGACAATCAATCCTTATGCAGCCTATGACCTTACTCACAATGAGTGGACTGTAGTTCCCTCTAAAGAAGGTGCACCACATATGAACGTCTGGGATGAGCTAGCAAAAATTGATTTAACAAAAGCAACAGACATTGTTTCTCGTTACACACAAGCCATAACTAAGTTACAAAGCGCAACTAATGACGCTGCTCGTCGTAATGCAGAGTTTGCTATGCAATCTGCACTAATGCAGGGTTCTGCGCTATTTGAGGATATTCATTACGGAAGAAAGCTCGCGTTCAGTACAACTGGCAAGGGATACGCAGACTACTTCAACTACCGTTGGCAAGCAGGGAAAAAGTACGGAACAGTACCTGCATTGCGAAAGATGTCTGAGTACTGGTCAGCATACAAAGCACAACAAGCAGACGAAACTTATGGCATTGAACTGCCAGATACTCAGACCCTAATTCGCAGAGCAGCAACATACAGGAGCAAGGGATGAGCGCACGCAACATGTCTCTATCTCAGCACATTGCTGCTGGTCAAATACCTATGTTTATGACAGGTAAAGAAATACAGGCACATTTAAAACCCTTTGATAACGACCGTCAAAGAGTCAGTACAAATGAACCTGACCCAGAAGAATGGGGAGGAAAAAAACGACGTCCAGAAACTGACAAAGAAATGTGGTCTAGGAAATACAATGAGTCAATTACTCACCATGAAGACGATGGAGCTATTCACGATGATAAGTACAGCAATTTAGCTGAAGACATTGCCCATGAAGGGTTTAAAGCACCACGTATACCTGTAAATTTTGAATCTAAAGAAGTTTTAGGTGGTCATCACAGAGTTGCAGTTGGAGCAGAAGAACACCCTAACCATCTTTTTCCAATAGTACATTACGACAACATACACGAAGCAAGGCATCAACTAAAAGACCATTATTAAGGAATAATACTTGAACATACTACTAACATTAGACGGCGTACTCAGTTCGGACTCAGGAGAACCAATCCGAGCAGGCGTAGCCATTTATTACGCGCTAAACATCAACAACAGAGTAGCCATTGCTACATCCAGAGATAAAGCGGATGCAGAACATTGGCTTCAGTCCCATGGCATTATTAACTATGATGACCTTATTGATTCTTCTTTTGCCCTTGAAGGTGAGGACTTAAAGAAGAGACAATTTGTTGTATCTCGTTCCAGGGCCCCAATTGAGCTGTATGTAGATGCAGACCCAGCTATGGTTAGTTGGGCATTCGAAATACAAAACGTACCTTCTTTATTGTTTACCCATCCTTCTTATGCACGGGTAGAAAATCGTCCAGATGCCCCAAAGAAGATTAGAGCATGGTCTGAGATTGAAGAAGCCGTTACAAGAGTAAACATAGCCAAATCAAAGGCATACGGGTCAGATGAATTAGAGTTTTGGTCTGACTAATGCGCATCATATTTAGCGGTGTTGAAGTAGGGTCTAACCGCACCCTTCTAGAAGGCATGAAAGTTGAGTCAATGGGACTCAATTATTGGGGCCTCCGTAAACGTGGATTGCCCAAAACAAAGAAGTGGCTAATCTCTGACCATTTTGACTCAGACACTTTAGTCGTCATAGAGTCTGGAGCACAGCAGGCAGACAAGGCTGGACTGTCTAAAGAAGAGTTAACTTCTTTAGCCGCTGATTACCAAGAGTTTCTTGTAGACAACGCTGAACGAGCTTCAGCCTTTCTAGAGTTTGACTCTCAAATTTTGGGCGAAGACTGGATAAAAGAACAAAGACCTTTTTTCAGTAACGACCCTAAACTGTGGGTAGTCTGGCATCAAGAGTACGGGTTACCCGCCCTCAAAGCCATGTCTGAAGCCCATCAGAACGTCGTTATACCCAACGCCGAGATAGAGGCTCTAACCAACCTCTCAGCCCTTACAAGAGCCTATGAGAGACAATACGGAACCCGTTACCACGCTCTTGGATGTGCCAAGCCTGACAACCTTAGACAGATACCATTTGCCACTGCAAGCACATTGTCGTGGTTATCCCCTATGCGTAGAGGAGAGACAATCGTTTGGGATGGGTCGCAAATAAAGCGTTACCCTAAGAGAATGAAAGACCAAGCAAGACCCCGCTACAAGTCCGTAGTGGAAAAAGCAGGACTAGACTATTTGGCGTTTAGCCAAGATAGTACCCTAGAAGCAACTAGGGTAGCGGTCTGGTCATACAAGCGATTAGAGGAATCTATGGACAAGAAAAGCCCTAACTTTCACATCATCAACGGTGGTAAAGAACCCAAAGTATCTGATAACAGCGATACCCCATTACTATCAGGTTTAGGGGAATTAGGGGGGTACCTTTCTGATAACAGTGAGGTCGAGATACGGAAAAATGAGCCCACTGAACTAGTCCAAAGAGACCCTTCAGAGGTACAAAACTTACCTGTTTTTGGTTACAAGATGAAGACCATAGTAGATACAGATGACAACGGAAAGGACGTACTCAAAGATGTACCCGTTGTTCACACCCAACAATCTTCTTTAAGACAATGTGATACATGCTTTGTAGCTGCGAACTGTCCCGCATTCAAACCTCAAAATACGTGTGCTTTTAATCTTCCAATTGAAGTAAAAACTAAAGACCAACTGAAGGCTCTTATGGTTTCAATGATTGAAATGCAGGGCCAAAGAGTTGCTTTTATGCGTTTTGCTGAAGAAATGAATGGTGGTTATGCAGACCCTAACGTGTCTCAAGAAGTTGACCGCCTTATCAAAATGGTTAAAGAAGTTAACGATATGAACTCAGACAAAGAGTTCATTCAGATTACAGCTCAGAGGCAATCTTCAGGTGGAGTCCTTTCTGCTATCTTTGGAGACAGAGCTCAAGCTTTGAAAGAACTTCCTGAAACCCTAAAAGAAGATACGGTTACTAAGATTATTCAATCCTCTATAGAGGAATAAGTTATCTGATAACATCAAAGGGAGGGGAGTGGAACAAGGTGGTAGAAGGTGGAGTGTAGTTTAGCCTGTCTTACCATGACTTCTAAGTAAACAAAGTTAACAAGTGCATGATAGGTTTCCGCCCATCACAATAGGTCCTCCTATTGAGGGGTATTTAATTAAACATAGAAATGGTGAGTATAAATGGGATTGTTTTCATTCGAATTAGCAACTGAGTTTGTGGACTCTTACAAGGGGAAGAAGGCCCCATTTGGTTATCAAGATGCCGCAGGTAACTCTGTTGGTGAAATTACTTTTTTAAGAACCTATTCTCGGTTGAAGGCAGATGGTACTAAAGAAACTTGGGTAGACGTTTGCCAACGAGTCATCAACGGTATGTACTCATTGCAGAAAGACCACGCAAAATTAAACCGTCTTCCATGGTCAGATGCTAAAGCCGCCGCTTCTGCTAAAGAAGCTTTTGACCGTCTTTTTAACTTGAAGTGGACTCCACCTGGAAGAGGCCTATGGGTTATGGGAACTCCACTAGTAAACGAACAACGTAATTCCGCAGCATTGCAGAACTGTGCCTTTGTATCAACGGGCTCTATGAACAAGACAGACCCTGCCAAACCATTCGCTTTTCTAATGGAAGCCTCAATGCTTGGGGTAGGCGTTGGCTTTGACGATAAGGGTGCCGATAAAGACTTCACTATTTACGAACCACAACAAGGAGAAACCTATGTCATCCCCGACACCCGCGAAGGGTGGGTCGAATCAACAGCGACCCTCATCAATGCCTTCCTCAAGCCAGATTGCAAGGCTCCAGTATTTGATTACAAAGAAATCCGCCCAGCAGGTACGCCAATTAAAACCTTTGGTGGAACCGCAGCAGGACATGAGCCGTTAGAGAAGTTACACCAATACCTCTGTCAGATGTTTGCTGGTCGTGCTGGTAAGAAGCTGACCCGCAGAGATATTGCTGACATTGGAAACATGATTGGTGTCTGTGTTGTATCAGGAAACGTTCGTCGTTCAGCAGAACTACTTATGGGTCGTTTGGATGACGAAGACTTTCTAAACCTAAAGAACTATGAGAAGTATCCTGAACGTATGGCACATGGTTGGATGTCTAACAACTCTGTTGAGGTATCTGTCGGACAAGACCTGTCACCAATCATCGATGGTATTGCCCGCAACGGTGAGCCTGGAGTTATTTGGATGGATGTGTCTCGTCAATATGGTCGTCTTGCTGACCCAATCAATAACAAAGATTGGCGTATTGCTGGGTACAACCCTTGTGCAGAACAATCTTTGGAATCATACGAATGTTGCACACTGGTAGAGACTTACTTGAATCGCCATGACAACATAGATGACTTCAAACGCACTTTGAAATTTGCTTACCTTTACGCAAAGACCGTAACTCTTATTCCAACTCATTGGCAAGAGACCAACGCAATCATGCAACGCAATCGCCGTATTGGAACTTCAATCTCTGGTGTTGCTAACTTTGCTGACAATAACGGTTGGTCTGAACTTCGCACTTGGATGGATGAAGGTTACAAAGTCATTAAAGCCCACGACATCAACTACTCAGAATGGCTTGGTATCCGTGAGTCTATAAAGACTACAACTGTGAAGCCATCAGGAACTGTTTCAATCCTTGCTGGTGAATCTCCTGGAGTTCACTGGGCTTCTGGTGGTAAACACTTTCTTCGTGCTATCCGTTTTGCTAACAACGACCCAATGCTTCCGCTATTTCAAATGGCGCAATATAGAATCGAACCTGCAGCAGAATCGCCCGAAACTACGAGTGTTGTATTTTTCCCTGTAGAGACTAATGCTAAAAGAGCAGAGAAGGAAGTAACTATCTATGAGAAGGTAGCACTAGCGGCTGCTGCTCAGAGATACTGGTCAGATAACTCTGTATCAGTAACTGTTACTTTTGATGCTGAGAAGGAAGCAGACGATATTGAATCAGTCTTACACATGTATGACGGTCAGTTAAAGACGATTAGTTTCTTACCTATGGGTAACCAAGTTTATCCTCAAATGCCTTACACTCAGATTACTGCTGAAGAATATGAGGGTTACACAATGCAACTCTTCCCAATAGACTTTAGTGGTGTTTATGCTGGTATGGCCTCAGACGCTATTGGTGAGGCTTACTGCACCACCGATGCTTGTGAAGTAAAGCTCATTAAAGATAACCAATAACTTATAAAGAACAATAAAAGACCCCCTAACCAAAATGGCTAGGGGGTCTTTTGCTATCGCTTCTGCTATTGCTTCTGCGTAGGCTTTGCTTTTGCTACGGCTTTTGCTTTTGCTTTGGCTTTCACCTTTGCTTTGTGCGCCTTTGTGGTTGTCGTTTTGTGAGGATACTTCTTTAACCAAGCCTTTACTACTGCTTGGTGTGCTCCTTTCCACGCACTCCAATCTTTGCCACCTTCGCTCATGTAATAAGCGATTTGGGCATTGACCACAGGGTTTAGCAGTTCAGCGTTAGACGCTAAACCGAATTGTTCCCTTCTGTCTACGCCTAGGGAGTCCAACATATTGACTTGAAATAACCCATAAGAGTTATCTCCTGTCTTTCGGTTCCCATTATGGGCTAGAGGGCTACCATGTGATTCTTTCTTTGATATTGCCCACGCTTCTTCTAAGGCTTTGCCTTTGAAGCCAACTGCGCCTAGTAACTCAATCAACTGGCTGTCGTTGAGTTGGTCTGCGTTTTTATACTTATCTAGCGTGTGCATTATTGCTTGTTTGTGGATTACTAGTGCTTCGGCTTTGGTAGGAGAGAAGGCTTTTGGAATTCCTAAAACCAACTCGCTTGCCAAAAACGCTACCAAAAATAACGTTCCAAAGACTACTTTTCCTCTTTTTGTTAGTTTCATATCTTTCACTACTCCAAATAATCATTGGCTACCTCGGCAGCCTTTGATTGCTGGTGACGGATTCGGTGTAAATACCTCTCCGTCGTTGTGATTGACTGATGTCCTAATCGCTCTTTAACCTCATTCACATCAACTCCCTTTGTTAGAAGTAGAGTCGCATTGGCGTGTCTAAGGTCGTGCGTTTTTGGATACCAACCAATACCTGACTGTTCTATGGCTTTGTTCCAAGTGGCTCGCCACCTGTCACGGGGTAGATAATCATTGCTTTTGCTATGGCTTTGGCTTTTGGTAAGGCTTCTGCTATGGCTTCTGCTATGGCTTTCTACTTTTGCCTTCGCTTTGTCCTTTCTGTATTGATTGCGGTAATCCTTTACCGCTTCCTTACATTGGCTACACCTACAACCACCTACATTATACGAATATGCCGTAGCGTGGCTAAAGGTCTTGCTTCCCTTCGTGTATGGCTTTTGGCTTTCACTAGGGCTTCCTAGTTTATCTTCTTCTAAGACTAAGTGCTTAGAGAAGATTAACTCTTCTTTTGATAAGGCTTTTGCTGTTACAAAAGCTCGAAGCTCTGCTATGAGTGCCGCCGATAGGACTACTGTGCGCTTGTGTCCATTTTTTGTGGCGGATACTACTTGGAATCTTTCTCCATTGTTTAACTTTCTACCAACATCACTTACTGTTCTTACAATATAAACTTCTTTAGAGTTAAAGTTAATGTCTTTAACGCGTAGTTCTGTTGCTTCGCCATAGCGACAACCCGAACCTATAAGAAATCTGGCAAACAATTTAGCCCCGTCTGTGGGTAACTTCTTTAAGACTTTATGAAAGTCTTTAGGGTCAAGGGTGTAAGTGGGGTCTGGCTTAGGAACTTTGGTCTTGATATTGTGAGTTGGGTTGGTTGGGATTACCTCATCATCTACGGCTTGTCTAAATAGATAACCTAATGCCGTTTTGAGGTGTGAGAGAGTGGATAGGCTTGCGCCTTCGCTTTGGAGTTCGGCTAGTAACTGCCGTATATCTTGCTTCTTTATGGTTGATAACTTTTTGTTACCTAATTTGGGTAGGGCATACTTCTTTAAGAGGATTAAATAATGTCGCTTTGTGCTTAGTCGAACATCTGTTCTAAGTATTAAGTTTTGGGTATATGTGGCAAGGGTGTCCTGTTGTTCGGGCAGGGCATTGAATACGCCTTCCTCTGCCATAAGACCCGCAGACAAGGCTTTAGACCTGCTATCGAAAGTGCCTACCGATTTGGCTTTGCCCTCTGCTCGGTAATAGCCTGTGTAGCGATTTCCACGCTTAATTACATACGCCATATCAGACCCCCCTGTGTGAACTAGACCACACAATACCCTACTGGCGAGTAACTTACAAAAAAGGCATAAAAAAAGGGGCAGATAGCCGATTGGCTACCTGCCCCTATGATAAAGAAGTTTAACTAACCTTCTTTAAGGCTTTGAATTGCTTTGTATTTCTAGTCTTACGATTAGTTGCTTTGTCTTGTAAAGAGAGTCGGTATCTCCAAGTATCTCTCTCGATATGCGTTTTAACTCTGTGGCAACTTGAACATCTAATCACACACTTTTTCATTTCTTTCTTTAAGAGCGTGATATGAACATTACTATTTAGCGCGTTACCAATATCAAACTTCTTGCTATGAGTGTGGTCGAATTCAAGTGCTAATACATTTGTTTCGCCACAATCAATACAAGGGTGCTTCTTTAAGAACTCAAAAACATAGTGTCTTGCTTCTTTATTCCTATTCAAGTTGCTATGTCTTTGCCGAATAGAAACACAAGGCTTACATTTCCCTTCCCAACCTTCTTTACCATTTGCCTGTGTCTTTTCTTGAAATTGTGAGAAGGGTTTTGCTTTGCCACAACCAGCGCAAGGTCGTAAGCCTTTAGCCTCTAATTTTTTGCGCTTTGCTACGCGCTTTGCGCTTCCCTTGCGGTGTATCGCAAAACACTTTTTACATCTTGCTCTTACTCCATATTTACCCATATCGTATTTATTAAATTTTGATAGGGGTAATGGGTAAAAGCACCCAATACATACTTTAGTTCTTGTTGCCACTAAGAACCCGTCTAGCGCAATTAACGCAGAACCACATTACGACTTGTTCGTAACTGTCTTTGATTTCCTTGCCATTTTCGTAGACACCTTGTTGTTGGCAGTTATCGCATACATCTAACTTGCGATTACCAATAGGTTCTATCTCTACATATCCCATAGTTTTTGTTCCTTTTCTAGTTCTATTAACTCATACAAGTAACTACTCATAGTCATTTATTGTTCTCTCTTTCTCGTAAAGTTGTTAAAAAATCAATTACTTTATTTATTGCTTCAACATCTTTGGGTTTTGCTTCAATACCGCACAACCCGTTAATCAGTTCGTTTAGTCGTTCCATAGTGCTTCCTCTGTTTCTACTTGAGCGTTGGCATTTATGATTTCCATTTCACACCAACTTCTTGTCCTATATTCTTTTGTATCGTATCGGTGGTAGTTTCCTTTGCCGTCTAGTTCAAACCACGCCCACTTGTTTTCATCTGTCTTAACTATCTTGAACCTATCGTCAAGAGTTAAGTAACATTGTTTCTGAGTCGGGTGCTTCTTTAACTTCATTTGTATCCCCCCATAGTTCTTTTTCGTGTTGGCTAACTTCTTTATCACACTCATTACAAGTTACTTCTTGCTCTGTGCTATTTGCTTCATCACACTCAACACTATTGTTACATACTTGGCAAGAGTGGTGAATTAGTTGAAATTGGTTGTAATCATCACAATTACGAAACTCGCCGTAATAGTTACAAATTAACTCTCCTTTAGAGCCTGTAAAATCTCCCCAAAATTCGTAACTTTCTTCCCAACACTTAAAGTTAAAAGTTAATTGCGGATAACTTGTAATTAACTTTTCAATAATAGGAATTGGCGCAGACCAAGCGGTTGAGAACTCAAAAAAGACTTCTCCACTTTCCCATTGGTCTGTTGTTTCGTAATCAATACGGGCTTCCCACTTCGTATTCCAGTTCGCATTACGCCAACCATACCAAGCCTCTCCTACAAGAAGTTCATCAGGCATTGGAATAATGCGATTGAAAGCCAATTTGCTTTGTGAGTAATGGTTGTCTGCTTCTGTTGAAGTCCGTTCAACTTCTTTAAGAAACTTATTTAACTGTTTTGGATTTCCGCTAACTGTTAAATAATTACTTGTCCAATTAGGCATTTGTATATTCTCCTATTACTAGCCCTTTTTCTAACACGCTTTGTAGTAATGGTGTTACTACATTTTGAAAGTTGGCTCTAGCCCTATCGTGAATTGAGTCTGGCAACTGTTCTATAACTTCTTTTGTAGGATTTAACCAAGTGGTTCTAACACCAATACGATTGCTTCCTTTGTTGAAGTAATTGCCGTCTATCCTATGTATTTTGATAACACCATTTGGATTATCTTTATCCTCTGTTAAAGAATAAAAAAGTCTTGTAACACGATACTTACGAAGTTCGGGTTGATTGGCAACCCAACTTCCATTTACAAGTTTATATCCTGCGTATTTAGGTGCTTTGATTACGATTTGTTCTAAGTCAGAAAGCGTTACTTGACACTCTAATTGGTGGTAGTTATCAACTTTTGACTCTGTTCTTTCAATTACTGCGCTCATCTAAACTCTCCCTATTTGTTAGTTGTCTAAAGACCTTTGCTTTTCCATTTGATTTCATATATCCATAACGCACAAATCTAAAAGTTAATGCGCCATTGGTTATACCTAAAGACTTTGCTAAAGAATAAATAGTTATACCATTTTGGCATTGTTCCCAAGCCAACTTAGTAAATAACTCTGCTTCCTTTCGATAAGCCTTACCTTTACCCCTAACTAATTTTGCTTTGGAGTGAAGTTCTTTTAGTTCTGCGATTACTTGTGGGTCTGCTTCTACTATCTGCGACTTATAGATTGGTGTAGTAGGTAATTCAGGAATAGGCAAGTCAATAATCTGCGCTCTTACTTCTCCACTCTTTACCGAATTGGATTTAACATATTGCTCTATTGCTTGTCTGCTAAGACCCAATACATCAGCGATACTTTGATAAGTCCAGCCTTTGTTACATAACGCTTCAGCATACGCTTTGCGTTCTTTGAAGGCTAAGTTCTTTAGGATTTCCGCAGTTTCTTTTGGAAGTGTTAAGTGAGATTTCTTTTGCTTATTGCCTACTACGACTTTCTGTGTTGCCATTACTGTTCTCCTTTTTTCGTTGTGGGGCTATCCCATAGTTGTTCATCTGTTACTCCTGCTAGATAACTAGCCATATAGTCAGATATAAACTCGTCTGTTTTTTTATTTTGTATTTCTATTTCGTTTTCTAATACATTACGGATTGAAGCACCAAGAGTTAAATCGTGTAGTCCAACATTAAACTTTTCTGCTACATAATCCCACTCTTTATCCGTAACTAATCTTTCCTCTGTGTCCATAGCCTTGAAGCACTCTTTATCCCATATCGCAACAATTACTTGCGTATCAGGTTCATACTTCTTTAGCAGTTCTTGTAACTCACTTACTTTCATTTGTATCTCCCCATAGTTCTTTATCTAAGTTTTCTATTTCGGTTGTGTCTTGTTTAACTACCCAATTATCAACTTCGTATTCGATAGTGTCTTTTAAGGTATCCCAAAAACTATCGTATTCACTAATTTGGTCAAATACTTTTTCCACTAAATCTATTGGTAAGTCATTAGCAGTTTGGTATTGCGATAGTTGTTCAAATTGATAGTTATGTAATTCGCCTTTATCCATACATATAAAGAACAATGGTTGGTCTAAATCGTGTCCATACCACTTATCAATATACGCTTTAAGTTCTTTAGCAGTAATTAACATTAGCGATACCTCTTAGCGCATACCGCACCCATACCGCCAGCCACACTCTTTAATAGCGTAAGAGTGCGCCCACAATGGACACATATTCCTGTTTGAGCCGAGTATCTAATTGCGAGTTCTAAAGTAAGTCTGTCTGTTGGTTGTAATGTCTTTAGTAACTCTTTTTCTTTATTGTTGTTTGGTTCTCTAAGATACTTATTCATATCTTTGTTGTAAGACCACACTTGAAATACTGTGCTTTCTTTACTTTTGCGAATTGAGTAAATAGTTGCGTCTTTCAAATACGCGCCTACTTCGGTTATTGATAGTGGAACTTCTTTTGCTAGTTTTAGCGTGTTGATAATCCCAGACACTACTTGCTTACTAAGTTGGTCTAAAGAAGTTGCGTTGTGAGAACTAAGTAACTTATTAAGAAGTTCTGTGCCACCTTCTTTATTGGTAATTAAAGATTGGGCAAAAGAAAGTTGTTTTTCTGTTGGTGCTTCTACATAACCTTCTTTATCAGGACACTTTAATAGTTCATTGATTACATCTCCAGCACCTTGAACATTAAGAGTTGTTAAATCTAACTCTCCGTAGTTGTGCTTCTTTTGAGCCAGTAACTTCTTTATGAAATAGGTCTGTCTTTCACTTGCGTATCTAACTTTGTATTCGCCATAACCATTAGCACCTTTCGCACCACCAGTTCTGCGTTTTGTATTTGTAGTCATTTTGTTTTCCATTTCTTTTTCGTGTTGAAGGCTAGTTATTTACTAGCACCTGTTTTTCTCTCCAAGCCTTTAATGCTTTTCTATCTGCGTTCTTTAATTGTCTTGCTTCTTTAGCAGTAATCTTTTTTACTTCCACTACTTCCCAAGTCATACCTTCGTAATTACTACCAGCCTTCTTTTGATAGTTTTCCCAAGACTTCTTAGAGCGTTCTGCTAACTGCTTACTGCTATGGAAAGAACCATAAGATATTTCGTTTTCATAGTTAAGTTCTTTAGGGCAAGCGATAACCGCGTGTGAATACATATCACGCCAAGAACCGCGAATTAACCTGCCCCCATTACTTGCTTCTACGAAATAATAAACTCTAGGTTTTTTCTCATAACGGGTTGTTAGTGCTTCATCTATTAACATCATTTATTCCTATCTGCGATTACATAAACCGCTATTGGTATTACGATTATTAGTATCAATACTTTTTCGGGTGTTTCCATAAACCAATTCCATAAGTTCATTACACACCTTCTTTAGCATTGTTCTTTAAGTGTTCTTGTAACGCACTAACTAAGTGCGCACTTGCGTAGAACCCACCAGCATTTAGATAAGCCTTTTCTTTACCAAGCACCTTTAGAAGTAATGCGAGTTGGTCATTTGATAGTTCGATAATCATTTAAGCCACCGCACTCTTTCCTTGATAAGCGAGTTCGACAAGTAACTCAAACTCGGAGATTGATAAATTTACAACACCGCGATATTCCAATTCGTAACCCCTAGTATCAACTTCTACATCACTTGTTGCCCCTAAGAGTTCTTTAGCAGTATTGATTACTGAATTACGAGAGCGTTCAACTTCCGCACTCACACGCGCCTGGTGTTCCTTAACCCTGTTTCGTATCTCGTTTTGTTCGCGTTCTTTTGCTTCCTCATCTTGCTTTGCTTTTTGCCACTTAGGTTCTAATACTGCGTAAGGCGCAACAATATGAGTAAGGCGTGAAGTCCAATAAACATCACTACCATTTTTATCTGTTGCCTTTACAAGAACACCAACACTTCTATTACCTGCTTCTGCTTTCTTAAAAGAAGTTGGGTCAGAACTTCTTTGACTTGCTTCATACTCATACTTATCAGCAGAAAGTAGAACTGCTTTTACAACATCATTTTCTCTAACTTTGTCTATATCCATAGCACTCTTTGACGAGTAAGTCCAACTAGGAATTACTGCGTATTCAACACCAACATTTAATTCACTATGCTTCATTTTGTTTTCCGTTTCTATTAGTTGATTGTAAGTTTTTCGTGTTGAGGGCAGATTTATTTATCTGCCCTCATAACTTCTTTAGTGATTGATTAGATTGCGAGCGATTGCTAACCGAACTAACTCTTTACCAAGTATCGCAATATCTTTTGCGGATTTGATATGAGTTAGTAACTCAAAACTATGGCGCAATTTCTCTAGGTATTCTTTCCTTGCTTCTCCACTATCTAAATACGCTTGGCAAGTAAGAACACCAGCGTTGCGCATTTCAGTAATGGCTTTTTCTCCTGCTTCTGTTTCCCACGCGCCGTCAGTAATCATAAACAAGATACGAATTTTCTTATCTGTATCTGCTAAGACCTTCTTTGCGTATAACAAACTGTCGCAAGGATTAGTGCCACCACTAGCACCACTATCTCTAATAGTGCTTCCTGCTCTTTCATCAGCACTATAAAGAAGTGTTGTTCTGCTATCGAACAAACAAACTGTTGTTCGTGCTTCTACTTGTTCAAGTGCCTTCTTGATAGCCCACATTGACTTGTAAGCATTGTCAGAATTTTCTCCACTCATTGAGCCACTTTTATCTAAAAGAATAACTGCTTCAATAGAAGTAACATCATCTTTGCCTTCTTGCCACTCATCAAAAACTGTATCGAAGTCGTTGCCGTCAAGATACCGAGTAACATTTAAGCGACCATTATCCACTTCTGTTTCCCAATAAGGTTCGTAGTTAGAACGCAAACGCTCTAACTCTTTTCCAAACGCTTTAGATATAAGCACCAATTCAGGATTAGCGGTTACATCTTTGTAGTGTGCGCGAGTAGGTGTTTCGATATTGCCACCTTCTAAATCAACACTAATTCCTAGTTGCTTCGCAATTTGGTTAATGTCTTTTGAAAGTTCTTTAACAATATCTTTCATAATGCCGTCAAGAGTTTCGGTTACTTGTTGATTATCTCCTGTTGTTCCTTCTTGATTACCAGCAGACTCTCCACCTTCTAAATCACTAGGAGATTGCTCATCAAAATTAAAATCACTAAAATCATTTCCACTTGATTGATTTAGTGATTGTTCTTTTGACTCGCCAGCAGAAGTATCGCTACCTTCTTTTGTATCGTTACGAACATCTATAACAATTACTTTTTCTTTAGAAGTATCTTTCGCTTTTGACTTATCTCTAAATTGTTCTTGTTGAGATTTACCAGCAGGGCGATTGCTACTGCTTTCGTATCCTTCTGTTGGTCGGTGATTATGACCATTAGGATTATGAACACGATAGATAACTGTTGTGCCACCTTCTCCACCTTCTCCACCATTTGGATTTGGTATTGGTGGAAGTTGCTCTAACAATTCGTTAAAGCGTGTAAGAAGTGGTTTTGCTTGTTCGGTAGCAGAAGGATTGCCTTCAAAAATTAAACCTATATATTCATCAACGATTGAATACAACTCATCAACATCTTGCGGTCTAGCATAATTATCTTTTGCTAGATTGCGCATTTCGATTGGTAAGTATCTGCGACCTGTAACAAGTGGATAAGCAGTTTTAATTGCTTCATCATTACACATCAAGTAATCAGTAATTGTTGCGGTCAGCCAATTTGAAACTGTTGGTAGATAGGCAACCATAAGGTTTTCAATTCGGTTGTCCTCTAAACAATTAAACGCTTGCCATAAATTGTTTTCCTTAACCCACTTAACAAGTTCGCTTCCATTACGGGGTGAAAACTTGATATGACTAAGTTCGTGGAAATTTAAGCCTTGATAAGACAAAATACTTTGAGCAGTTAAATCATCTTTAATCTCCGCAAGGTTCAACCAGAGTTCATTTGTGCTTGACCAAGCAGGAGATTTTTGGTGTTCTTGATTTACAACATTAACCGCAATTCGTTTTCCTGTCAGCACACTATTTGCTCTCGCAAATATGCTTGCTAACTTTGTTACGCGATTGTGTTTAATTGCTAGTGCTTTTTGTCGTTCATCTGTTTGCTCTTGTAAAAACATTTTATTTCCCTTCTGTTAGTTTTTCGTGTTGAGCCTTAGTTTGATAGTTCTTGTTCAAGTTGTGTGCGGTGTGCTTCCAAAAGAAGTTTCACACTTGAGCGTTCCTCATCTGTAAAGTTCATTACAAAAGAAGTTGAAGCGAACTCGAAGTTAAGTTCTTGTGCTTGTTGTTGAAAGCGATTGAGAATACGAAGTGATATTGGTGTCGAATATAAACCACTAATACTGTCTGCTCTCATTTGGTTTGCGAGTTGTAGAAGTGTTGTTGATTTAATAATCTGCTTTTCAATATCGTTGTCGTAATCAAAGCGAACCTTTGTAAATCTATCTAAGAACGCTTCGTTTAATTTGTTGCTATGACGATAGCCGTTATTGTAAGTAGCGACTAAAGAGAAGTGTGGGTGTGCTACAACAACTTCACCACCATTTTCAATAAGTGTTAGTTTGCGATTTTGTGCTACATCTTGAATTCGTTGTAACACTTTAGGGTGCGCAAAATCCACTTCATCAAAAATAATTCTGTCTCCATTTTTCATCGCTTGTGTTAATACGCCATCAACCCAAGTTGGTTTTCCACTTGTTGGGTCAATAACAACTTTGCCAAGTAGATGACTTACTTCAAGTCCTACTGAACAACCGACTAACACACAACCTTGTTGTCGCAAATAACTATCGTGTAACGGGCTAGAAGTTTTACCTGTGCCAGCACCGCCTTCTAAAAGAACATTGGCTTTGTGATTGATTGCGTAATCCCAAAACTTCTTTTCTGTTATTCCGTCAAATACTCGCGGAATATAATTTCCAACTTCATCTTTTGTTGGAATATGAATTACATAATTACCAATAACTTCTTGTGAAGTTGTTATTGGTTGTTGTCTTACGATTTCTATAATTGGTTCAACAACTTGTGGGTCAGATTTTTTCGGGGTGGTGGCTTGTTTGTCGCTTCTGCCGTCTGACCGATACTTCTCTAGTTGTTGTGAGTCGCTATCAATTAGTGCCGTAACTTCTGTCATTACTTCTCCTAGTGTTTGAGTGCTAACTTCTTTATGGCGTAGTCCATATTGTTTTGAAAGTTTTTGTATCAAAACATTTGGCTTGTAATTATTTTCTACTGCGTCAATATCAACTTCGGTTAGTGGAGAGGAAAGAACTTCACCGATAATAAAGTTCGCACTATTGCGTGTTGTTATATCTGCGTAATCCTGTAATGACCACGCATTAACTTCACCACGACCACCATTGGTTTCCCTTGACCAAATAGTTTTCTTACCATTGTGTTCGATTAACAAGTGTTGCTGTATTACATCTGCGTTGTTTGTTGTTGCGCTAATTAGTATTGAGTAAGACATTTTGTTTTCCGTTTCTGTTAGTTGTTGTTAGTTGTTTTCGGTATCGCTAAAAAAGGTTGAATAAAGTTCCGTAACTTCATCAACTTTTGTATTTGCTTTTTCTAGGTATTGATTGTTTAGGTATTTAAGAAGTGTTGGGTCAGCGATAGTCGCTAGGAGAAAGACCAACTTATCTTTTACTTCATCAGGAGTTAATTCAGGGTGAATAAACTCCAATGCGTTTTTAATCTCGATAGTTACTGCGAGATTGTTTTGTATATCTAACTTGTTTTTTTTACGCAATTTAACCTTCATTATTTATTCTCCTTTTTATTCAGTAAAGATACGAGTTGCGAGTAATTAGTTACATCATCATCTACGAGAAGTGTTATGCCTTGTTCATCTATTGTTGCGATTGTCATTTGTTACTCCGTTTCTATTTGTTGTTATGAGTGCGGATAAAGAAGGTCAATACAAAAGTGCGACATTTCATCTATCGGCACTTTACAAGTATCGGGAGTTGTTATTTCATACAACCAACTAAAGATTAAATAAGTAATGATTGCGATTGTTATTCCAACAACCCACTTGCCACGATTTGTTAATTTAATTTTGTTAGTCATTTGTTACTCCTTAGTGTATGTATGGATAAAGGTAAGTAATATCTTTTTCTTTGTAATTGTGTTGTTCGCAAAAGTCTGAATACAACGCATAAGAACTATCAGCGAACTGTGTTAGTAACGCGAAACTGCTACTGTGATTGACAATTTTTTCAACTTGTTCATCAGTAAGTTGAACACCAACTACTTCTGAGAAATACGCAAGTGATTTATTTACTTTGTCTGCGCGTTCTTTTGCGTTTTGATAACGGCGATTGCGTGTAACGATATTTTCTGTGTTGCGTGTTGTTGTTGTTGTCATTTGTTACTCCGTTTCATTAGTTGTTGTTGAGTGTTAAAGAAGTTTAACTACTCACCACCACTCACTTGTCATTACTTGCTCATAACAAGTAACAACAAGTGAGCGATAGAAAGTATTTAATTGTTAATCCGTAGTAGTAGTAATAACTAATTGCGTTGGTTTCGCGGAAGTTATTTACTAGCAGAAGTTTGTCTGCCCAATTCGGTTAGTCCTAAGTAACTTGTTACCTTAATAAAAGCGTTAGATATTTATTTTTATATAATCGTTAATCATTTATTTAGCGCAAGTGCGCGATTAACAATTACAAAAATAATTTATATGAATACCAAAAACAATTTTTGTTTTTTATTCATTAACCTGTTCAAAGACCGAAGGGCTAACCGATAGCGAAATTGTAGTCGAACTCCTACCCGATACGCAAGTAGGCAAAAGTGTGCGTGTTTTGAGCGTGAGCAGGGGCAAATTTTGACCATAGATAGACCCTAGCCACCGCCACCGACAAAAGAGCCAAAAGAATTTAATTGCGCATTTATTTTATTCAGTAATGATATTTATATATAAGTAATAAGAAGATAAGTAGTTTGTAATAACTATTTAGTTATGTAGTAAAAGAAGTTACATAACTTATTTAGTTAAATAGTTATTGTTAATAGCATCTGATTTACATAATTAAATAGTTAGCGTATAAAACTAATAGTAAAGAAGGTCGGGGGTTATAGGGGGCGTAGCCCCCTTAGATATAAATAAATAATGATTACTAATAACTAAAGAGAGAGAGAGAATAGATAAGAGATAACTATGTGTTGTGGTTATTGAATATGAATACATATAACTATTGATACATAACTACTTAACAATACTTAGTAAATGATATGTGTTTCATATTGTAAATAGTAAGTGAATAACAATAGTTATATGCGTGTGTAATAGTTGATAACAACAAGGCAAGGTGGCTGTAAGGCTGGTGTTATTCGCAGCATTAAATAACAATTAAATAGCAGTAGCCGAAAGTAATTTAATCTCGCTATCAATTCCGCTATCAAACTATTTAATTGTGTAACTATTCGTGCGTAAATAGAACAATAAATACAAGTTAAATAAACAAGTAGTAAATGTAATTGATAAAGAAGTTACGACACCCACCCATAGTTAGGTCAAATTTCCCCACAGTACGTCCAGGTTGGAGACATGGTTGAGGGTGTGGAGGTTAGGCAGTAGCCAGAAGATTGGTGCCTTTATCGATGTTGCACTTGGCGTGAGCTATTTTGACGTTTTCGAGGGTATCGTCCCCACCTAGAGACAGGGGGATTACATGCTCAATATGCGGGTAGGTTTCCCAACCAGGTTGCCCTTGGATATGTGTTGCAGTTAAATCAACTGTCGTATGGCAGATATAACAATCATAGCCATCACGGTCAAATACCTGTTGACGGGTGTAATAACTACGCTTTGCTCCCGTTCTACGGGCACGGTCTCTACTTTTGGGTGGACGCTTATGGGGGTTATTCTTGTACCACTCTTTTTCCCTGGCTTTGTACTTAGGGTCAGTTGCCCACTTATCACTCACATATTTAGCAGCGATAGCCTTGCAAGGCTCACATGCAGTTCCGTTATTCCTCTTACAACGACTGTAATCTCCTACGATAACGCCGTGTTGGTTATTGAGTAGTTCTCTCTCCCTAGCTTTGGCATAACGCTTTATAGCTTTCATAAGTCTTTTGATAAGTATGCGACGTTGACGCTCTTCTTTAGTTAATGCTTCAGCAGCACGTCTAGGAGCACTCGCTGCTCTTCTTCTAGCATTGGCTTCAGCAAAGTTCTTTTTGCCAGCTTCTATAGACCTCTCGATTCCCATATAAAGAGCCTACCACCCCTATGAAATATTTTTTTATCCAGTAAAAGCTAGGCAGTAGCTTTATTATTTATCTATGAGCGCCCCAACAGATAAGTACGGTGGAGACCTACCTCGTGAAGAGGGTAGTACAACTAAGTATCCTGCTTTAGGATGTCACGCTTGTCCTGCATCTTTCTTCTCTGATGAACGTCATGCTGCACATATTCGTTCAGCGCACCCAGATAGTTCACCACCTGCGGCGTGGGAATCTGGTGAACATAGGGTTGAGTATCATCCAAACCTCACACCTGCTCACCCACATCTCTACATTCTCAGTGATAAGCAATCAGGTAAGTATCTCTCTAACATGGTGCTCAATAGAGAAGGCAGAGTTGATGCAGTTGAGACACACCCACAGCATCGCCGCCAAGGATTAGCAACTAAGTTGTGGACTGAAGCACAGCAACACGCACAAGATTATCCAGCAGTACCAGCACCAGTACACTCAACCTCTCGCACCCGCGCAGGAGATTCTTGGGCTAAGAAAGTCGGCGGTGAAGTTCCACCAGTAAGCAGATTCCTATCTGCTCGCCAGATGCGCGGCATGATTGACTTTAAGAACCAATGAGTAATCCACTATCACATGAGCAATTAGCTATGTTCATGACCGCTGAAGAGATAAAGAGCAAAGTTAACTCTTCTGCTGACCCAGGTGGGCATGATATGGAAGGCCTATGGCATCAAAAACTTTATGAGTCAAAAACTGGAGCAGTACGTAACGCTAGATACGTTCCTACTCGCAAGCGCAAAGGCAATTCTCTTTATGAATCAGTAAAAGAAAAGGGCGTACAGAAACCTGTAGAGTTACAACGTAATACCAAAAATACAAAATTTAGTAAAAAAGGTTACTCTCTATCAGAGGGTCACCATAGAGTGGCAGCAGCTTACGACATTGACCCAAAAATGCTAATCCCAGTAGAACACAGTGATTACTAATGAGCAAACAAGACCAATTCGGTTGGACTCTATACGGTATAAGCCCATACGCATCTAGCACTCAGTTCACAGAGCAGATGGCTAAAGAACGTTCCGATGTCGAAAAGACAGGGATAGCTGACTTCAACACAACAGCAAGTGGTAGCAAAGCATGAGCTCTCCACTATCGCATCAATTATTCCACGGGACTATTGAAACCCTAAAGCCAGGGGCGGTAATTAAGCCACTTGAAGAGGGTAAGAATGTCTGGGCAACTAAGAGCTTCGACTATGCTCAGAAGCACACCACAGATAGAATCTCCAGCGGATTAGGTTTTAGCTCAACAGGACAACACCCTCATCACGGTAACATCTATGAAGTAGAACCACTTCCTGCAGATGCGGTGCAATCAGATAATCCTGAATTGCTAGGTGATAAGAATACCGTTGTATCTAAGAAGGGCTTTGTAGTAAAGGGCCAAGTAGCCTCTGTGCTAAACCCTGACCTAGGTGCTCGCAAGCATCGTGACCCAATTACAAACAAACCTCGACCTTTTAAGTAATACCTCCCCTAGCAGATAAGATTTTGCATTTCCCCCTCCAGGCAGTAGCCTTCTGATGAAGTGAGCCGTTACTGAGAGGAAAGAAAATGGTGAAGTGCAGCTCCTGCGACAAGCAGGCCCTCTACTATTGCATCGTGCTAGATGAGACATTCGCTTGCGATGACCACGTAGTTGGTGACTATTTCTGGGAACTAGAAGAAAAATAGGGGTTTTGCGTGTACAAATTAAAAAATTCGGGTGAAGCGCCAGCACGTAACAAGAAAGCTAAGACGTCCAATGACGAGATGTCTCATAAAAATCCTGAGAGATATGGCTCAAAGTATTGGAAGCAAGATGAGTTGCCCTTCAAGGGTATGAAAAACGACCTCACAAAGAACAAACAAGTTGATATTGAAAAACTTCTCGCCGAAGAAGAGAGACTTTGGAATAGTTAGGGTCGTAATTTAACCGCATAACTGTCACAATATGCGAATGACTAAGTGTAAACTCTGCGACCATGAGCTAGACCATGGTATTTGCAATGTTGACACCTGCAAATGCATCTGTGAGGCGTAATGGGAGCTATTCAACCCTCACTTCCTGGCTTTAGTAGCGCTAGTGTTAAGAAATTAAGACAAAAACCCGCTAAACCTGAAACAGAGGTTGCAAAAGAAAAGCCTGCAAAGAAAAAGGGTCTTAAACAAGAGTTAGTAGAGGGCAATCGTCCTATGTTTATGACTGCAGGTGAGGTAGTTAAACACGCAAATTTAGCTGATGCTGGAATGTACAATCAAAATTACATAGGCGATGAGAAACCACAGAGCCAAGTAAACAAAGAAAAGTACGTTATGGCAAGAAAGTTAAAAGAAAGTAAGACTGGAACACTTAGAAACAGTCATACTCGTAAAGAACACCAATCTGGTTGGGCAATACATAACGGAGAAGAAGTACGCAGTTCATCTCTACCCTCTTTACACGAGAACATTTCAAAAGAAGGATTTAAAGGTTCATTTCCACTTCTTGAAAGTACAGCAGCTCTTTATAAACTTGGAACCAATAATCGTCCAGTAACTCTTCGTAGTATGAACGTGTACGAAGGACACCACCGTTTGGCAGCAATGAGAAACATTAACCCTAAGCAGTTCATGGCTATAGATTGGCAACAACACTAATGACTAAGAAAAATGAGAAAGTCTCTGGTACCAAAGTTTATGGCCCTTACAAGGGGTCTAAACAAAATGGTGGACGTAAGACTGTAGTTGTCTATAACTCTGAAACAGGAAAGATGGGCAGCCAAAACGCAGCTCGTAATAAGAAAGAAAAAGAATTAGGTCATAAGTTGCCAAAAAGCAAACACGTTGACCATAAAGACAATAACAAAAAGAATGAAAGCTCTAAGAACTTACAAGTTATGGATGCTTCAAAAAATATTGGTAAAGGTAACCAACATAGAAAGAAGAAAAAATAATGGCTAAAAGCAGTAAAATAGGACCGCAAAAACCAAGACTGCTTGGAAATCCTGAAGCCCGTAGAGACAAGAAAAACAAGATTGCTAGAGAAACACGTGCTTTTAACAAAGACAAGTTAGAAAAAGAAGATGCACAACGTAACGCCACAGTTCGTATTGCAAAGAGACCAGAAAAGAAGGTTAAGTAATGGCAGCAGCAAAAGGTACAGCAGCAAAGATGGTAGAAGTTGCTCTCGCAGAAGTTGGTTATGTAGAGGGTCCAAAGGACAACGAAACCAAGTACGGTAAATTTACTAAGGCTAATTTCCTTCCATGGTGCGGTTCTTTCTGCATGTGGGTAGCAAATGAAGCAGGAGTTAAGATTCCTAACACCGTTGCAACTATGGCAGGTGCTGCTTCATTTAAGAAGATGGGCACATGGACAGATGCTGCTAAGGCAAAGCCAGAACCAGGAGACATTGTTTACTTTGACTTTATGGCAGGTGGCGCTCCAATTGAGCACGTTGGTATTGTTATCAAAGATAATGGCGATGGTACAGTAACTACTGTAGAAGGTAATACTGCAGGAGATAAGAAAAAGTCAGGTTCACAAGCCAATGGTGGAGAATGCGTTAAGAAGATTCGTGCGTACAAGAAGAACCCAAAGGGTATTCCAGTATTCATCGAAGGCTTTGGACGCCCTAATTACAAAGGCAATGAAGTCGAGTCAGACGTCCCTGTAAGCTCCACACCAGAGTTCCCAGGTCGAATTACACCAGGAGACCAGGGAGAGGCTGTAAAGCTCGTACAGCACGCTTTAACCCTAGTTGAAGATGGGGACTATGGTCCAGCTACAAAGAAGGCAGTAATTGCTTTCCAAGATAACCACGATATCGTAGACTCCAATGGAATCATTGGGCCTAAGACTTGGGCGGAGCTGGTCAAACTCCTATAATAAGGACGCCTTGACCCCAACCCCTCTAGGAAACCATCTGGTATTCTAGGGGGGTTCTTCTTTGGAAGGAGAGACATGACTACAATCGTTGGGGTTCAATACGAGGATAAGTGTGTAATAGCTGCTGACAATCAGGTAACTGGTGATAGCGGACGCCGTTACAACCATCCCGACATGAAAAAGATTGCAGAACGTGGTGAGTTTTTAATTGCAGGAAGTGGCGAAGTACAACCATGTGATGTTGTGCAACAGATTTGGCAACCACCAAAGTTAACTGCAAAAGATAGAGCAGACCTTTATAAGTTTATGATTGTTAAAGTTATGGCTTCTCTGCGTAAATGTTTAACTGATAATGGTTATGACTTTAACGAAGGTAAGGGCGATGGAAAAGCAGATGACACTAGATTTAATTTCCTTATTGCAGTAGGTGGCGAACTCTTTGACGTTGCTGACGATTTGTCAGTTTGTCGTTCTGAACTTGGAATTTATGGGGTAGGCTCTGGTTCTCCCTACGCTATGGGGGCGTTACTTGCAGGAGCTACCCCAGAAGAAGCTGTAGAACATGCATGTAAAGTAGATGTTAATAGTTCAGGGCCAATCCTGATTATGGAGCAATATAAGTAACTGATAAGGTGGGGGCATGAGTAAGACACAGGATAAGAAACAAGAACGAATTACTGAGCACGCAGAGACGCTTTGGAATGAAGCACAGATGAAAGCTGCTCTTATGCAACAGATGCTTGATATAGCCGTTGCTGAGATAGAAGAACATCAAGAAGAACTTGAGAAGACTGAACATTGGGCGCAATTACAGCAGTCTATGAAAGACCGCCAAAAAGATATTGAAGAGTTCTTAATGAGCAAAAAAGACGAGTATTTAAAACGAATGGAAAAAGTAAATGAATCCAAATGAGTTTGGTTTAGAAGTATCAATTGAGGTAGTTAATCCCTCAGAAGCAGAGGCATATCTTAAGAACAATGCTATGCACCGTAAGGTAAAGCAAAAGAAAGTAGACGAGTACATAAAGGAGATGCAAGATGGCAAATGGAAACTCAACGGAAAAGCACTCATATTTGATTCCAATGGTCGTCTTCTTAACGGTCAGCACCGTCTTAATGCTGTTGTCCAATCTAACACTCCGTTAACAACTCTTATAGTCCGTGGAGTTGACCCATCGGTTCTAGAGACGAATCCTGAAAATAACGTCATAATTGAGGAATGAGTAAGAACAACACCTTTGAGACTGGCAAAAACAAAAGAAGTAACAAAGCTGTACTTTTTGATTTAGATGGAACCTTGGCGGATACAAATGACCCAAATGCAAATCATAAAAAGAATCATGAAGGCTTTCGTAGTCATGCTGCTGGCGCTGACGCTGTCCCAAAAATGGTGGAAAAAGTTCGTAAAGCAAAATCAAAAGGACGAGATGTAGTAATCCTTACTGCCCGTTCTGCTCATTACCGCAAAGACACCAAGACTTGGTTACATGAACACGGAATACCCTACGACAGCCTATTTATGCGCCCAATAGATGACGACCGTAAAGATAAGGTCGTTAAGAAAGACCTTTTAAAAAATGAGGTTTTACCTAACTTTGATATCAAGAAAGCCTATGATGATAAGAAGAAGAATGTTAGAATGTTCCGTAGTGAGGGAATAGACGCAAAAAAAGTTAACTGACATCGTGCATAAGACCGCAAAGGACATCAATGAGGAATCTAATGAAGAGTTTAAATAACGTATTAATGCGTATTGTTGCAGTGTTTGCAGCAAGCGGTCTTGGCGTAATTGGTGCTGGTGCAGTTGCTGGTATCTCAGTCGCTAAAGCAATGCTTGTTGCTGGACTTACAGCAGTAGCAGCCGTAATTGAAAAGCTAGCCCGTGCGTTTATGGACGATGGAAAGCTTACCCTTGATGAAATCAACGCAGCATTTGCTACAGTTGATAAGGGTGCAAAGACAGTCGCAGATGTAAAAGTTGAAGAGCGTCAAGCAGCAGATGCAGCTGCAAAGACAGCTCCAGCTAAAACAGACGACCCAGACTACAACTAATTACCAGTTGAATAAAACCCTGAGCCTTTAAATTGAAGGCCAAAGGGTGAGAACACTCGTTGAAGAGCGTAGCCACACTTGTCGCAGAAATATTCAGGTTCTGCTTCATGGATGCTACGCTCTTTTTCGTAATCAATGTCGCACTGGATACAAGCGTATTCGTAATTAGGCATTTGTTAAAACAAAATCCTTTACTGGATAAAGAGCGGATACTGGAACATACAAATTGCCATTTTCACTTGGCGTAAACTTTTGACGAGCTTCTGCAACAGTTATAGCTCCTAGAAGAATAACTAAATTTTCTCTTGGGAACTCTTTACCGCTTACAATTTCAGTTCCTAGCGTACCCAATACTGCTACTTTGTGGTCAGCATCTGTATTGCGAATTGTTAGTTCACCCTTAATGCTTCTAGCACGTCTTACTTCAAAATGAGGTTCTACATCTGAAGTAGCTTTATGTTGGCTGTGTTCTTTCAAATCCCAATCTTCGCTGTTCCAAGTAGTGCCAAAATAAATGGATACTGCCATCTCAATAAGGCATCCGTAGATATCTCCAATAAAGGCAGGGTCATGCGGTACGAATCTGTGTGTAGAACCACGTTCTCCAGTAATTGGGTCACGGTGTCTAGACTGACGTTTAATTCCAGCGGTAAAAGCTCGAATCATTTGTTCCTCATTTAGTTTAATTAGTTCCATCTTCGTACTCCCGCTCTTCTCCTAAGTCGATGCCATTCTTATAACGCCATCTCCAACTGTTGCCATTTTCTGCTGTTAATCTGCGGTGGCAATTAGCACACCTTACTTCTCCCCTTTTAAGTTCTTCTATAATACGATGTATAGGAATAACATCTCTAATTGCTTGATTAATTCCAAATTCTTTACCAGTAACATGGTCAAACTCTAACACCAGAATGTCAGTTTCCCCACAATCTACACATGGGTGAGTTTCATAGAATTCGGCTAAAAATCGTCTAACATCTACCTTACGTTTTTTACGGCTTTTGTAAATACCTTCTAAGTTAGTTATACGATTACCTTCGTAGAAATCTTTTTGGTAATCACTTTGACAAGGTTTGCAGTAAGGCTGAGGTCCACTCTCACGTTTTTTATTAAACTCTATTAACGGTTTTTCCACGCCACATCTATTGCAAGTCTTCATCCTGTGCCTTTCGCTCCGCGTAGGTAACCCTATGCTTTTCCTCACAATACCTTGCTAATGAGGCAACTACAAATTGGGTTCCACAAAAGGAACAAAAGAACGTTTGGTCGTAGGCGTTAATGCAAGTATTATGCCCGTACACAAACCAAGAAAGAGGGCAAAATAGAGTCATGATTTCACAAACGGAGTTTGGTTCCCAGGCAATGACAGTAAGTAAGCAAGCTATGCCTGAAACAAGTAAATTTGATGGTCCAGGAGGATTAGAAGTTTCTGGTTCTCAGAATAAGTTTTCAGCAAATGCTCACACACCACTTCCAAAACCAGGCTTTGACTCATGATGACCTTGATGGCATCTGACACTCCGATTACGTTAGCTGACCGTTGTGACCGTTGTGGAGCTGCAGCTAAGGCAAGAGCGACTTTTTTAAATGGAGAACTTCTTTTCTGCGGACATCATCTGCGTGAAAGTATCCCTATGTTAAAAGAAAAAGCTGTGACAATGTATGACCCAGAAGGATTAGTTTACGATGCTTAATCCTCCACTAACAACCGTTCAGTACTACTTTGGTAACAGTCATCCTGACAATAGATTTAACGAACAATCGTTTTATCAAATAGGTCATGGAATGTTTGGTGGACCTAGTGGAACCTATGGTCGTTATTCATATGGGCCTAACGTAAAACCACTTGATATGAAGAGACCAAGACAGAGGCAAACAGGTGAGTAATTTAAACTCAGCACAATTTGATGAAGCGTTTGATATTGAGGCGCAACAACGTCGTCGCTTTAAACGTAAACACGAGAGCGGTTACGTAGGCAACGGTTACTGGTATTCAAACTACCCTTATATGTACGGTGCTATGGGAACAGGCGGTAAAGACGAAACTGCCCAACACGAAAAAGGGGAAACACCAGAACAAGAAGCTGCAGAACAACACGGTAATCTTTCTGAAAACATGGGAGAGTCTGCTTCTGCTACAGACGGTTCAAGCTTTGGTGGAACAGCTGCTGGTTATGTAGGAGGTCTTGGGTCATGAGTAAACAACTAAATCGTAAACCTTTAAAAATAAATAACAGAACAAGTGTAAAACAAGAATTTGGTTTTAATCCTGTTCTTGGTTACAAATCAGATGCACAGCCGTCTGTAGTTACATGGCGTTCACCAGGTAAAGGTGTTGAAGGAGAAAGTTACAACTCTCAAAATACTGCTGATAAGTTTATTATAAATAAAAGACGAAAGCCGTTATAATTTAATTTCTGAGGGGCATTAAGAATTCCGAGGGGAATACTTGAATAAACTGCGATTAACCGCAGCACTATCCGTTTTACTATACAGCGCTTTATTTCCTACATTATTTACAGACAATGCATACGCATCTTGCGTAAACCAAACCCAAGCTGCAGCCACAGCTGCGGCTGCTGCTCCTACACCTGCAGGTGAAACACCAACAGTTACCACGTTAGAAACATGTGGTGGAGATGACATTGGTTATCAAATCCCAATTACAACTACCGTTTTATTTGATGGTGTTGTTTACAGTAGTGTCTTTGCAACTACAAACTCTGTAATTACTTTTGGAACTGCTGATGGCACTTATTGGGATTACCCAAGAACACCTTCTATTTCTTTATACTCAATGGATTGGTTAATTATTCCTGGTAGACATCCAGATGAACATTTAATTATCAACTCAAGTGATGGTGGCTTTCAAGTAGACTTATCTGCTCGTCCTTATGGAAACTACAACGTAACTGACCCAACAAATGTGACTATTACTGCCGCAATTAACACGGATGGAACTGTAGCTATCGCTTATTCAGTTACTGGTCCTACTTATGAAGGACAAACAAGAACAGGCGTTAGATTAAATGATGGTTCAATTGTTACTCTAGAGCAGTACGGTGTTGTTCAAGTAGAGACTCCTCCAACATTAGCTCCTGATGCAGGCGGTACAGTGATACCTGTTGAGCCAACTCCGAGTCCAACACCCACTGTGGAACCGACTCCTGAACCAACTCCAACTCCAACACCGACAGTAGAGCCAACACCCGAACCAACTCCAACACCGACACCGACACCAACAGTAGAACCAACGCCAGAACCAACACCGCTACCAACAATAGAACCAACTCCAATTCCATCACCTACACCACCAGTTGTAATACCAGACCCAATATTAGTACCACAAGTTTGTCCACCCGTGTGCGGTCCTGTAACACACCCAGACCCAACACCACCACCACAACCTCCTACACCTCCAGTTATTATTGACACACCAATTGTGATACCAGACCCTGCACCTGAACCTGTCGTAGTTCCAGAACCAGCTCCAGAACCTGTTGTTGAACCAGCGCCAGAACCAGCGCCAGAACCAGAACCCGTTATTGAACCTGCTCCAGAACCTGCACCTGAACCTATTGCAGAACCTGAGCCTGCACCAGCTCTAGCACCAGAACCAGAGATTGCTCCTGAACCAGCTCCAGAGCCAGAGCCTGTTGTAGATGGGTTAGAACCAAACAACCCAGACCAACTTCCAACTGATATTCCAAAAGAAGCACCAGAAGAAGTTCTTGTTCCACATGTTCAAGAAGATAAAGCTGGTGTTGAAAATGGCGGCATTGAATTCTTTGGAACTAAATCACAACCTCAAGTTGTAGGTGAAGACGGTAACCTTACTCCTCCTCCACCTCCTCCAGGTTCTGGATTACCAATTCCTGAAGGCGCGATTACAACAACCGAAACCTTTATTGGACAACCAGGTGGTACAACTTTTAACGCTCCAGATATTGCCGTGCCTGTAGCGATGACTTATGTTTGTAAAACGGTAAAAGACGATAACGGTAATGATGTGCATGTTGATTTGGACGGGAATCAACACCCAATAGAACAATGCACATTTCTACCAGCAGCACTCGACGCAATACCTGGCGCAGATGTAGCAATCCAAGCACTTGGAGCTGCATTCAACGATTTGCAAAATATCGGTAATGACATGTCCCCTATCACAAGGCAGAAAGCAAAGAAAATCTTGGTAGCAACAATTGTTGGAGGCGTTTTGTTTAGAAGGAAATTTGGAGAATAATGAAACAATTCTTTAAAGATATCTCAGCAGACTTCTTTAGCGAAATTTGGACCTTTGTTGGTCTTTTTTCCGCATGGTTAGTCTTAACAGGAAGTGCTAAAACCGTTATTGGAAAAGTAACTTTAGCGTCCTTTATTGTGTGGATTATTACGCTTAGACTGCGCAACCCAAAAGAATAATAAACAATTAGTTCTGAGGGCGACTAGTTAGGAGAAATATGGATATCAATACACTTAAGTCTGCAGGAGCCACATGGCTACGCGCTTCGGCTGCTGCCGTTGCCGCTATGTACATGAGCGGTATCACAGACCCAAAGACTCTGCTTAATGCTTTTATTGCAGGTCTTATCGGCCCAGCAGCAAAGTTCGTAAATCCAAAAGACCCATCATACGGTTTCGGCAAGAAGTAAAATAAGGAGTAGCACCAGTGACTATGTTATTTACAACTATCGGCGTTGTCGCTGGTGCTCTCATAAGCCTTGGAGTTTTACTAAACCCTCTTAGAAAGAAGGTAAAACGTTGGGCAAGTTGGATGGAACGCTTTATGCGTGATTGGGAAGGCGAAGAGGAAGAACCAGGTCGTGACCGTGTTCCTGGTGTTATGGAGAGACTTAATAAGCTAGACGGGGAGCTTAGCAACAACGGTGGAAGCACTACCAAAGATAAGGTAGACAAACTCTACAAGAACCAAGGAATCCTTATGGAAGCTTTTGTAGAAATGGGAGAACGTTTAATTTCCATAGAAAATTGTTTAACTAAAGACCCTCAAACTTTAGAAAATGAGGGATGATGTACCTATGAGTTTTGACCAATACAATACTTCAGGCAATCCATTTGCTGCTGCATCTAATGCTCTAGGCAAAGTCAGCGCTGGAGGTATGCACCTACGCCACGCTATGGTTCTTAACCAACTACATCATGAAGGCGTAATGCGTCACTTAGAACGTCAGCACGAGCTTGGAGAAATCGCAGCAGAGAGTGCACACTCTCGTTCAGAAGAAGCAGCTAACGCTGGTCACGGTAGAGCACTTGAACTTCACAAAACATTTCATGGTTCGGCAGAAGCTGGAACACCAATTCAAGTTAGCCTTGGAAATGGCGTTAGTGCTTCATACACAAAGGAAAAACCTAAAGAAAAACAACAACCTGTTCCTGTAGCTCCTGTAGTTCCTACTGAAAAACCTAAAAAGTATGCACACCGCAATGAGCGAGGAACAATAACTGGATATCATGACACACCACAAGTTCCTCTAACACCAAAAAAGAAAGCTTCTTCTAAAAAGAAAAAGTAATGGGGCATAAATGAGTACTTGTTCAAACTGTACTAACGAAGCATCATATGTGTATGAAATCACACAGAAAACGTCTGTACTTTATTGTGGTAAACATTTACCACGTTTTCTAGAAGAAAGAAAACGCGCTGGGTTATTAAAGCGCACAGAACAATATGCTATTGACCAAGCGTCTGCTCTAAGCGCACTTTCTAACGTGCCTGAAGTAGCAGAAGAACCAGAAATTACAGAAGAGCTAGAAGTCCAAGAGATAGCCCCTAAGCCTGTAAAGAAGAAAACAACTAAAAAGACGGCTAAATAAAAATGCCTCTAATTCGCAAGTTCGCAGTACAGGGTCATGCTGTACCATCTGTAGTACATAGCCCTAGAGGACCTTTTCCTCCAGAAGTTTTGGCACAGCCAGAAATGACTGTTGATGAATACCATTCGGACTCCTTACACGTGGGACTAGATGATGTTCGCTTCTTTAAATGTAAAGACTGCGAAGAAGTTTTATTAGAGAACGAACTAGACACCCACGAATGTGAGGAAGAGTAAATGGCAGTTGACGATAACGGTAACGCCCGTATTGATTTTGCATGGGGCAATATGCCAATGCAACCAAACCATGGCGATGGAGCAGGCGACTATGCTCGTTGGAGCATGTCACCATACCCAGGCGATGGAATGGCGGAGTATTACGTAGGTGCGGATGCGTCCTATGCTCGCAGCATTAACGGCGTTCCAACTATGGGTCCTAATATCCCAGGAATTTCAAATCAACTTCAAGCACTTGATAGCCACGTAATTGCAATGCGTCATTGGAAGCATTACCCAGAGGCTAGTACTGATGGTGATTTAGGATATGCATTAACTGTTGATTGGTGGGATGTTGTTCCTGCTTATCAATACCCAAACATTGTCGGTGTTTCTGAAGCAGAAGCAATTAAACAACTTAAAGAGTGCGGTGTAAACCCAGCACTTCTTGTACCTATGGAGTTTGATGCACCAGATGAGTTTAAGTACATTGGCTATGACTCTGGAACAGATACTTACTACGACCCAATCAATGCTCCAGGTGCAGATAACCCAGGAGTAATCTTTTATCGTTACTACGAACCAAACGATGAAATTGGTACACACTGGGATGGTCGTCCTTGGCTTGCAAAAGAGTCAGAAGGAATGGTTTTAGATACAGACTTTTACCCATCAGAAGCAGTTCCTGTTGGTGAATATGAGCCAAATTATTTTTCTTATTGGCACTCATTTGTAGTAATTAATACAACAGACCCAACTAAAGATTCATTCCAGTGGTGGAATTAAGAGAGGATAATCATGGCACTACAACTTTCATGTGATTGCGGAGACCGTCCATCACCAACTGATGTCTGGAAAGACATCCCTGACTCATGCGATGTGTGCAAAAAACAAATAAAGGTATTTAACCTTTCTCGCACTCAAGCAGCAGCATCTTGGGAGAAGAAGTAATGAGCAATCCACGTGACACAGGACGCTACGATGCGTTCACAGACTCTTACATAGACCAACAGGTCCGTGTTGACTTTGCTTGGGGCAATATCCCGATGCAGCCTGATGATGACCGTGGTGAAGCAACTCTTGACTCTGCTCTAGATAGCCACATTATTGCAACAACTTCTTATGAAGGATTCCCATCATTTATTCAGGGCGCTCCTTACGACGACACTGTTGCTAACGCTGTAGTACCAAACGTAGTTGCTCTTACTGAAAGTGCTGCAACGACTGCTTTGACAAACGCAGGTCTTGTTAAGGGAGCGGTTACAACCGCTAACAATGCTGCTGGTGCAACTGCACTTAATGATGGCAAAGTTAAAACTCAAACTCCTGCAGCAGGAACAGTTGTTAACACAGGCGCCTCTGTAGCACTTGTTAAGTATGCTTACGTAGCCCCTGCTCCAGCAACAACAGGCCCTATTGCTGGAATTAACAGAACTGCGCAAGCCGAACTCGGCGGCACTTTAAATGGTAACCAAGTAGTCATGTATGTAATAGGTCGCACAGTTAAGCCAACTGTTGGAGACACAATTACTCTTGCAGGAACAGGCGTTACAGCATTTAACGTACCTTGGGTTGTAGCCGCTGTTGGAGATAACAACTCTTATAACACGGGTGGAACCTCTGTTAAGTTAACCCTTGTTTCTGGCTCATTTGGCGGTAGCACTACTGCTACAGGCGGAACTTGGACAAAGAACTAATATTCCCTTAGACGTAAGGGATGTACAAACTATCTATAGAAAGTAGAAAAAATGACACATCGTGACGATAGCGGAAACGTTGTTGTTGACTTCGTGTGGGGAAACCTACCGATGCAACCAGATGACGACCGCGGTGGCGAAGGCCAAAGCGCAACACTTGACCCAGCACTTGATAACCATATCATTGCTACAACTGGATACTCTAACTTCCCAGGATTTATCCCTAACTACTGGGGCGATGAAGACTCAGGACTTGAAGCAGTAATTCCTAACCTTGTACGTAAGACACTTGCACAAGCAAGCGCTGCAGTTGACGCAGTAAATCTTGACTTGTTCTCAGTTGCTCACAACCTAAGCATCCAACACATTGAATCAACAGGTACAACTGTTCGTGTTTATGCTTACGACACACAGTTCAACAACTGGGGTGGAGGCTACTCAAACGCAGGCCTTATCGGTCTTCGTGAAGGTGATGAAGTGAACCTCTCTGTTAACTACGATGGAGACCCTCTTTCACTTCCTAACAACTCTAAGGTCACAGCAATCAACAACGACGGAAGCGCTAGTTGGTTTGAAATTAAGGTTTCTGAAGCATTTGACCCAGCACTTGATTTCAACACATCAGCAGATGGAACAGTGTACGCAGGTAATAACCTTGTAAACGTAATCACAATGCAGCGTGACAATTACTCACCAGGAATGATTGTGGATGAATACACAGGAGTCCACGTCCGTTACTTCGGAGACTAATTAAGAAATGGTAAGACCAACAGGTGGAACCGCCCGTAGTAAACGGGCGGTTTTGCCGTCTTCTCAGGAGTTGATGAACATTCTGGGAACAAGTACTTTTGGTAAAGGTTTTACAGGAGCACCTGTTGCTTCTTCTAAGGCAGAATACAATGCCATTACAGACATCATGTCTGATAAAAGCCAATCTTTAGATTATTTTCTTTTTGACGAATCTGGTTATGACTATGAAAACAGAGCTGGTCAAGACCCTGCATCATCTTACACGCGTCAATTTGAAGATGTAACAGAAGGAATAGCAAAAGCTACTATTCCTGGAATGGTTGGTCCTCAAAGTGATGAAGACACATCTCCAGCAGAACTAACTTTAATTCCAACATCTACAACTAATCCTGCTCGTCCCCGTACGGTAGCTGCAGGTTACGATGCTGAAGAAGAAAAACTAACCGTAGTATTCCGTGATGGAACTTTCTATAACTATTACGAAGTAAGTGAAAATGAATGGAAAGCGTTTAAAGCAAACCGTTCTAAAGGTGCTATTATTTATCGGATGCTTGACTTCAAGCCTCGTGGACCTGCTAATGACACTAGCGCTTCTAAAGCTGCTAGAAAGGCATACTACATGTTTAGTCGTAGCGCTCAAATTCACCGTGGTGGAAAAGAAAAAGGTCAAACAAGTACTAAATACAAAACTATGGGACAAAACAACAAACAAAAAAAGAGGTAGTAAATGCCCAAGGTGCATAACATCGGACCAGTATTCGTACAAGTAACTAAATTTCCTTATAACTGGGAAAAAAAGTTTATTGTCCGTGGTTGGACGCAAGAAATAGAAGAACCATTTAGAACCTCTAATCCTTTTATAGTACGATTGCCAAAATTTAAAGCGTTAGTATTTGGTCGATGGACTGGATTAAGACAAGAAGAAGAAGCATTACAAGGCGCACTAGAGACACGGGAAGTAACATACGATGATTTTACGGAAGAAGCAGGTTGGACACCAGCCTCAGACTCGAATAGAGAAGCGAGTAGCAACAATCTCTACTCCAGATTTAATTTCATGGATGGAGCAATCGATGTACACGATTGGCAAACATCTGACAGCATGGCAAAAACTTCAGAGTGATGCAGATTTAGAAGAGGTTTTGTTAGGTTCTGAAGCTTTTTTTGCAATTGCAAAAGAGTTAAAAAAACGTTCATCGTCTGTGATATGATTTTTATGCTTCACCTCTCTACAGGTCTGGCGTTGACCCACCAATTAGGTGGGTCTTCGCTATTGTTAGGTAATTATGGAAAACTTTAACGAAGACAAATTTGAAGAGATAAGTCCTGAATTTTATCTTCAGGAAGAACAACCTGTAGAAGAACAGGTTGACGAGCAACTAGATGAACTATCTCAGGAGTTTGTAAACAAACTAATCGACAAGATAATGGATTTTCTAAAAGTTCTTGTTGGTCATGATTTGCACCCATACCAAAAACCTTTAGCGAGAAGAATAATTGAATCTGTAATCATCAACGATGGTGAAGAAATTACAGCTCTTGCTTCTCGTCAGTCAGGCAAGTCAGAAACAGTTGCAGATACAGTAGCTACCTTAATGGTTTTGCTTCCACGCCTTGCAAAGCTGTACCCAGATTTGCTTGGAAAATTTAAAGATGGCTTATGGGTTGGGTTGTTTGCTCCTACAGAGGGACAGGCAGAAACACTATTTGGTCGTGCTGTAACCCGCTTAACTTCAGAACGTGCTCTTGAGATTATGGGAGACCCAGAAATTGATGATGTTACTGCACGTGTTGGTGGAGTTACACGCCAAATTAAATTAAAGAACTCTGGTTCTACTATTACGATGATGACAGCAAACCCTCGCGCAAAGATTGAATCTAAGTCTTTCCATTTGATTGTTATCGATGAATGTCAAGAAGCAGATGACTTTGTTGTATCAAAATCTATTGCTCCTATGCTTGCATACTACGCAGGAACAATGGTTAAGACTGGAACTCCTACAACTAGTAAGAACAACTTCTATCGTGCAATTCAGTTAAACAGACGTAAACAAACTACTAAAGGTAATAGACAAAACCATTTCCAATGGGATTGGAAAGAAGTATCTAAGTTTAATTCTAACTACGAAAAGTTCGTACGAAAAGAAATGCTTCGTATTGGTGAAGATTCTGACGAATTCCAAATGTCATACAACTGCAAATGGTTACTTGAGCGCGGAATGTTTGTTACTTCTTCTGTAATGGAAAAACTTGGAGATACATCTCAAGAGATGGTTAAGTCTTGGCATAAGACACCAGTAGTAGTGGGTATTGACCCAGCACGAAAAACTGACTCAACTGTTGTTACGGTTGTATGGGTTGACTGGGATAGGCCAGACGAGTTCGGTTATTTTGACCACCGTGTATTAAACTGGTTAGAGATGCAAGGCGATGACTGGGAAGAACAGTACTTTCAAATAGTAAACTTTTTGGAGAACTATGATGTACTTGCTGTGGGCGTTGATGCTAATGGTGTTGGTGATGCTGTCGCCCAAAGATTAAAACTTCTATTACCTAGAGCAGAGGTTATGCCATTAACTTCTAGCCCAAGTGAACAGTCAAAGAGATGGAAACATCTACAAGCGCTGATACAAAGAGAAATGATTTCTTGGCCTGCACATGCAAAAACACGCAGATTGCGTACTTGGAAAAGGTTTTTTCAACAAATGGTGGATGCCGAAGTTACCTTCAAAGGACCTAACTTTTTAGTAGCTGCCCCTGATGAAACCTATGCTCATGACGACTTTGTGGACTCCTTGTCTATAGCTTGTTCTTTAACCCAGGATTTGGTCATGCCAGAAGTAGTAGCTTCCAGTAATCCTTTTTTCTAGTTGAACAACACAAGAAGGCCAAAAGGTAGGAAACTATTACCTGGAATGGCCTTCCAATACATCCTTAAGGAGTAAGAATGACAATCTCACCAGCACCTCAATTCCCAGAGCGTGCACCACAAGTTTACGAGCGCAAAGGCGCTGACAACGTAACACGCCGTGGTCCACTTCGCTTTGAAGAAGGAATCGCAACTGACACAGACGTGCCAAACGATTTCCAAAAAGGAATGATGTCAGGAGCAGCAACTGCACCTGGTCGTCCAAATCGTAATGCACCAGTGTGGCAAAAGCCTGCAGAGGAAACTCTCTCAGAGCGTGCTCACGTTGGTTCAGCAGCATGGGTAGAAGCCCCAACATTCCTAGGCGAATTCGCTCACGGAACATACGGCGATAACTCAGCAGCAAAGATTGAGACAGTCGCTCGTTCAGGTGGACGTACACAACGTCAATCTGCAACTGTAGTAAACGACTAAGTTAGTACAGACACCGATACGCCCTCACATTAGTGTGGGGGCTATCGGCTTATATTTCGGAGGAGATAAACATGGCAAGTAAGCCAGCTAATATTAAGTTGTACAACATGATTGTTGCACAGGCTAAAGCCAAATATTCTACTTACCCAAACCCAGGTGCTAGTCACTGGGTGCATAAGCGTTATGTAGAGAGCGGTGGAAAGTTTATTGAAACTACTGAAGTAGACCGCAAACGAGGAATTGAAAAAAAGAAATTTGAAGCTAAAAAGAAAAAACATATAGAAGAAAAGAAGGAAGATACAAAATCTTCCAAAAAGGATAAAGGCAAGAAGTAATGTCATTTCTGGACTTTAGTCCGCCGTCATATAGAGCGGCATCATCTGACTTAACTATTTCTATTTCCCCATTGGGATTAGTAGAACTTGCAGATGAAGAATTTGAAGTACACGGTCCTCGCCTAAACCGTTATTCATTAAACTGGGCAATGTACCTTGGTCATCACTGGGGTTATCGCCGTGAACAAGGCGAAATGCAAATTGCGGTTAACTACTACCGCGCATTTAACGATTATCTTTCACGTTTTACATTTGGTCGTGGAGTTCACTTCCGTTCTCCAAAAGCAACTGAAGCTATTATCCCTGACCGTTTAGAGCGCATTTGGGAAATTGACAACGACAAGATGCGTGTCCTTCTTGAAATGGGACAACAAGGCGGAATTACTGGCGACGTATTTGTAAAGATTGCTTATGAAGAAGCTTGGACAGATACCACTGGATTAACACACCCAGGTCGTGTTCGTATTCTTCCTCTTAACTCATCATTCTGTTTTCCTGAATTCCACCCACATGACCGCACACGTTTATTACGTTTTAAACAAAAGTATCGTTTCTGGGGAACTTCATTAGAAGGAACACGCCAAGTGTTTACTTACACTGAAATCCTTACTGACGACATGATTGAAGAGTATATCAATGATGAGCTAATTGACTCACGCCCTAATCCATTGGGTATTGTTCCTGTAGTTCATATTCCTAACGTTCCTGTTTCAGGTTCACCGTGGGGTCTCGCAGACGCACACGACATCATCACTATCAACCGCGCATATAACGAAATTAGCACTGATGTTGCTGACATCATTAATTACCACGCATCACCAGTAACGGTAATCGTGGGTGCTAAAGCCTCTAACCTAGAAAAAGGCGCTAAGAAGGTTTGGGGCGGTCTTCCAAAAGATGCTCAAGTCTTCAACCTTGAAGGTGGTGCATCAGGTATTGACGGAGCCCTGAAGTACCTAGAACTACTAAAGCGCTCAATGCATGAAATCATGAACATTCCAGAAACCGCACTGGGACAAGTTCAACCTATTTCTAACACTTCAGGTGTTGCACTCTCTATTCAGTATCAACCATTAATGAATCGCTATTCACAAAAGGTAGCGCAATACGGTAAAGGTTTAGAGAAGATAAACGAGATTGCAATTCGTACTCTTGCAGTAAAAGAACCCGAAACCTTTATTTACAATCCAGATGTAGATGGTCCTATTAAAGATGGTCAGTTAGACCGTTTAGACCCTAACGACCCAATCACATACCAAAATTATGTACAGTTCCCACCTCCTCTTCCATTAGACAAACTTATTGTTCTTAATGAAATCCAAACAAAATTGGGTATGGGCCTAGAGTCCAAGGAAGGAGCCCTGCGTACGCTGGGCGAGGAATTCCCAGAAGAAAAGCTAGACGAAATTCGTCAAGAGCTTATCGCTGATGCAACTGCAGACGGCGCTCTACAACTTGTTAAGATTCAAATTCAAAAAGCTATTATGGATATGACTGGCATGATGCCAGGACCAGATGGCAACTCTGCTATCCCAATGCAGCCAACTGAGCTAGGTGATGGCGATGTAATGGGAGATGGAATTGAAGGTCCTCAAACTGACGAAAACGTTAAGGACCCAGCACAAGAGCAAATGGCTAATATGGAAAAACAAGCCGAAGCTTCAATGCGTGAATCTTTAGTAACCAAGGCATACGGAACAAAGATGCCTCAGAGGAGAACGGTAGACAAAGACAACTAATTTTCTGATAAAAGATTTATCAGGATATAACGAGACAAAAGCATTAAAATGTAATGCAATTATCTCGTAACAACCAAGTGGCACGCCCTAGGGCATTCGGACAATGAGACAAGAAATATAGGTGACCAATAATGGCAGACCAAACAGAAGTAACTGAAGTAGTTAACGGAAACGTTGAACAACCTTCAGCAACAGAAATGGGTATTGAAGAAGTGACTTCTTATAGCGCTGATGACCTTGCAAAAGCTCGTGAGCAAGAGAAAGCAAAGCTGTACCCACAGATGGAAAAAATGAAAGAAGAACTTGCATCTTTGAAAAAGGCTCGTGAAGAACAAGCCGCTAAAGAAGCAGAAAAAGACGCTAAACGTGCTGCCAAAGAAGCAGAACGTGAAGCAAAGAAAAAGCAAGAAGAAGAAGAACAACTTTCTCTTAAGGACCTCCTCGCTAAGAAGGAGCAAGAATTTCAGGCTCAACTTGAGAATGAACGTCTTGAGAGAGAAAAGGCTTTTGCCCTCCTTGAAAGAGAACGTCAGTACCAAGAATTGATGAACTATCGTCAATCTCGATTAGAACAAGAACGTGATTCAATTGTTCCTGAACTAATTGATTTAATTAATGGTAATTCTCAAGATGAAGTTGAGCAAAGCATTGCAATGCTCAAAGAAAAATCTGCAAGCATTTTGCAATCTGCACAAGCAGCAATGCAATCAGCTAAGCAGCAAATGGTAGGTGCACGAGTAACCGCACCTGCATCAGGACCTCTCGATAACGACTCGGCGCAAAACATGTACTCTCCTGAAGGCATCAAAGACATGCCTATGTCGGAATATGCGAAAATAAGAAATAAAGTTTTACCTAATGCATCCAATCGTGGTCAGGGACTGTTCGGTAATTAATCCCCCTTACTAACAACTAAGAAAGGACTTGACCTACATGGCAAGTGCAATTACAGGTACCTCGCAACTAGCGGGAGCCCCAACAGCGTACTCAGGCGCAAACAGCAGCCTGAACCAAGCAATTCAAACAATCTGGAGCAAGGAAATCTTGTTCCAAGCAATGCCAATTCTTCGTTTCGAACAATTTGCAGTTAAGAAGACTGAACTAGGAGTTGCTCCTGGTCTTCGTGTGAACTTCCTTCGTTACAAGAACTTTGCTGTCGACCCATCACCTCTTACAGAAGGTGTACGTATGACAACAAACGCTCTAACAGCAGAGCAAATTGCAATCACAGTTGCAGAACACGGCTACGCAGTAGCAGTTTCTGAACTACTACTTAACGCATCATTCGATGACGTTATGGCATCTGCTTCACGTCTTCTAGGTCGCCACATGGCACAGTACCTAGACGTGCAGGCACGTAATACACTTTCTGCTGCAACATCAGCAGTATTTGGTTATGACCGTACAGGTGTACAAGGTATCAATGACTGGTACAACGAAGGTACAGCTGCAACAGCAATCTCAGAACTAGATGGTAACTTCAAGTTGTCAACAGGTGCTGTTAAGGATGCTGCTCTTACCCTTGCTGGTAAGAACATTCCTCGTTTAGGCGAGACCTACGTACAATTCGTACACCCTAAGCAATCTCGTGATATTCGTTCAAACCCAGAGTTTATCGAAGTCACAAAGTACGCAGCTCCAGGTAACTTCATGCTAGGTGAAATCGGTCGTCTATACGACGTTGTATTCATCGAAACAACACAGGTTAAGAAGTTGGCTGTTAACGCAGGCTACACAACTACATCTCTTGTTGGTGCTCCAGCAGACCAGGGAGTTGTTCCTGTTAAGTCTAACACTAGCCCAGGTAATGGTGGAAACCCAGTATCTGCAGATTACACAGCAGAAGCAGGTTACTTAAACAACGCAACTGGTAACGGTGCTGAAGTTTACGAATCAATCATGATTGGTGACAACGCATTTGGTCACGCAATCTCGCTTCCAGTTGAACTACGCGATGGTGGCGTTCTAGACTTCGGTCGTGAACACGCTCTTGCATGGTACGCAATCTGGGGTCTAGGTGTTATCACCGACCAAGCAATCGTCAAGGTTTACACAAACTAAGACTACCGATGTCTGTGGGCCCTACTCCTTCCTGGGCCCACAGTCATCACTAATAAACAAAACTATTTTAGGAGAATAAACACCGTGGCAAATACACCAGTAAGTCCGCTAGACGCAACAGGCCGTGCAGCGGAACAAGCAACAAAAAAGAATAAAGAAGAACTACGCAAGCGTAAAGATGAAATCTCTATCGCTGCGCAAATTGAGGCAGAGAGTCTGGAAAACGATGTCTTCGACCCGAAGCGTCCAGACGCTCCACTTGTTTTAGACGAAATTGAAGATGTAGGTGTTAGTGTTGCAAATGATGCAGTAATCATTCGCACAATCACAGATATCGAAGACATGACTTACGGAGTCGGTAACCACTACACCTTTAAAGCAGGCGTTAAGTACCGTGTTCCACTAGGTCTTGCTAATTACCTAGAACAACTTGGATACATTTGGCGTCCTAACTAAGGCGTCTACAGTAGTCCAACCTCAACTGGTTCCCGCCCTCCTCCCAGTTGGGGTTGGACCTTTTTATTTTGCAATAACGAGAGATAATCATCTCTAAAGATTCCTGGAGGTTTTGTGGCAACACTCAACAGTCTTGCAGACAGATTACGGTTTGAACTTGGCGATACAGGAAAATCCTTCGTCCATCGAGTCGTAGTTGACGGTACCACAAACCGTTTTTTACTTCCCTATTCCCCAGTAAATGGCTCTACCCTTATGGTACTAGCTGAGGATACAGACATCTCTTCTGCTGTTACCGTAGAAGAATTAACTGGGTATGTAACAACTGATAGCGTTCCTACCGCTGGAGTTACTCTAACTTTTTCTGGCACCTATTACAGATACTTTATTGATAGTGAAATATGCCAGTTTATTGATACAGCTTTTGGGCAACACATTGCTAACCACGCAGACGCTCATGGTCGCGGTTACACACTTATGACTTTGCCTGGTATTGAAGAATACCCAGTAGTTATTTACGCATCTACATTGGCGCTTTATACGCTAGCCACTGATTCCTCATTTGATATTGATATTACAGCTCCAGACGGAGTGGTTATTCCTCGCTCTGAACGTTATCGCCAATTGATGGAAATGATTCAAACTAGAAAAGAACAATATAAAGAGCTTTGTTCAATGCTTGGTATTGGTCTTTACAAAATTGATGTTTTTTCGTTGCGGAGAATATCCAAGACTACAAATCGTTATGTTCCAGTTTACCTTCCAATGGAAGTAGACGACCTATCAATGCCACGTCGTGCAGAGCTTTCTATGCCAAGTTACGGAAGCGCTATTTCAGCATCTGATGTTCCTACATACGATTTGACTATGTACCAAGGCGACTCGTTTTCTGTTGAACTGGACTTCCCATTCGACATATCTGGTTATACATTCAAGTCAGAAATCAGAATGCAACAAGCAAGCCCAACACTTTTGGCTACGTTTACTACAACACCAGTAGAGGGTGATAACACCAAGTTAACTCTTTCTCTAACAACAGTTCAAACTGAAGCTCTACCAGAACGTTGTTACTGGGATATTCAAGCTACATCTGATTCAGACCCAACATACCAAAAGACTTACATGAGAGGCGTAGTTTATGTCACTCGTGAGGTGACAATGTGACCAGTTGTAATTGCGGAAACGTTTCATACAACTGTACGTGTAGTATCCAAACAATCACTGTACAAGCTACTACTCCTACAAATATAACTGTAGGTGCTGGTCAAGGTGGAGCTCGTGGTGTTCAGGGATTGCAAGGAACAACTGGTATTCAAGGTGATTTAGGCATTCAAGGTACTCAAGGTATTCAAGGTCCCCAGGGAGTACAAGGTACCCAAGGTATTCAAGGAAATTTTGGTATTCAAGGCACTCAAGGAGTACAAGGAGTACAAGGAACCCAAGGTATTCAAGGAGTCCAAGGTAGACAAGGAACTCAGGGACTTCAAGGACTCCAAGGTATTCAAGGACCTCAAGGAGTCCAAGGTAGACAAGGAACTCAGGGTGTATTAGGTGTACAAGGTGCAAAAGGTACTCAAGGACCAACAGGTAATTTTGGCGGAGAAACCTTTGAGTATGTGTACCTAACAAACACAGTTGATAGTAATCCTGGTAACGGAAAGTTAAAGTTTAATTCAGGGTTTGCTTCTGCAACTGAGCTATACATAAGTTTTGTAGATAACTTGTCTACTGACGTCTCTGCTTTTCTAGCGACAATTGATGACTCTACATCTTCTATAAAAGGTACGTTTAAACTTTACGACGCAAACAACGTAAACAATTATGTTTACTTTAGCATTATAGGTAATCATTATTTTCATGATTCATACTATGAAGTTCCAGTTGCATTTGTTTCTGGAAGTGTAAGCAGTTTTTCTGACTTAACTCTTTCTAACATTACTTTTGCTCGTAATGGAGATATTGGCGATACAGGTGCTCAAGGTACACAAGGTGTTCAAGGTCCCCAAGGAATTCAAGGAACCCAAGGAGTTCAAGGAATTCAAGGAGTTCAAGGTACACAGGGTGTTCAAGGTATTCAAGGAAATTTTGGTATTCAAGGCACTCAAGGAGTACAGGGAGTTCAAGGCACTCAAGGAGTACAAGGAACCCAAGGTATACAGGGAGTTCAAGGCACTCAAGGAATTCAAGGAGTTCAAGGCGTACAAGGCGTACAAGGAACTACTGGTTCTCAAGGTGTACAAGGAGTACAAGGCACCCAAGGTACTCAAGGTTTGCAAGGATTACAAGGACCTCATCCAAGAGTTACTTATGACACCGTACCACCAAGCACTCCTGATTTAGGAGACCGTTGGGTTGATTCAAACTCTGGTTCAGAGTACACATACATTTATGATGGGAATAACTACACCTGGGTAGAACTATCTGCTAGCGGTTACTTTGGAACTCAAGGAACTACAGGAGCACAGGGTACTCAAGGCATTCAAGGTACTCAAGGTTTGCAAGGAGCTCAGGGCACACAGGGAATCCAAGGGAACCAAGGAACCACTGGTATTCAAGGTGCTGTTGGTACTCAAGGAGTCCAAGGAACCACTGGTGCTCAAGGAACGCAGGGTGTTCAGGGCACACAGGGCACACAGGGTACTCAAGGCATTCAAGGAGCCCAAGGTACTCAAGGTACTCAAGGAGTACAGGGTGTGCAGGGTACCCAAGGAATCCAAGGTACTAACGGTACTCAAGGTACTACAGGTACTCAAGGGTTACAGGGAATTCAAGGACCACAAGGTACTGAAGGTTTACAAGGAGCTACTGGTACTCAAGGAGCTACTGGTACACAAGGCACCCAGGGAATCCAAGGTACACAAGGTATTCAAGGATTTACTGGCATCCAAGGTTTGCAGGGAAGCATTGGTGAAACAGGCTTACAGGGTACAACAGGTTCCCAAGGTATCCAAGGTACTTTAGGAACTACTGGTGCACAAGGTCTAACTGGTCTGCAAGGACATGACGGAACTCAAGGTATCCAAGGTATTCAAGGTATCCAAGGAAACGATGGAACCCAAGGTACTCAAGGTTTACAAGGTATGCAGGGTACACAAGGAACACAGGGAGTTCAAGGTGTTCAAGGGAACACTGGTTCTCAAGGTATTCAAGGTAATACTGGTGCTAGTGGTAGCTCCTCTAGTTACTACAACTACAAAACCAACACCACTGACCAAACAGATTCTCAACCAGCAACTGGTAAATTAAAGTGGGATAATGCTACTCAAACTTCTGCAACTTACATTTATGTAAATCACATTACTGATGTGGGTGTAGACGTTGATGTTCTATTAGCTCTTGTTAAACAAGACGATACAATAATCATTCAATCAAAAGCAGACTCTAATAATTACCAAACGTTTAAACTAACTGGAAACGTTATTGTTGTTTCTAACAGTTACATTAAATTCCCAATTACGTTTGTTACATCTGGTGGTATTGGTACTACTGGTTTTTCTAATAATGATGCTATTGACTTAATTACTTTTTCCTCTGGTATTCAAGGCGTTACTGGAACACAAGGCCCAATTGGTACTCAAGGTACAACGGGACTACAAGGTATTCAAGGATTACAAGGTCTACTTGGTTTGCAAGGAACACAAGGCTTGCAAGGTGTTCAAGGCGAAACTGGTGAACAAGGACTTCAGGGTCTTGAAGGACACGATGGCGCCCAAGGCACAACTGGTACACAAGGTTTAACTGGTGGCAATGGATTACAAGGAACTACTGGTTCTCAAGGTATTCAAGGGCTACAAGGTGATATTGGGTTACAGGGTACAGACGGTCTTCAAGGTTACGAAGGAACCCAAGGTATTGAAGGTGCCCAAGGTACTGAAGGAACACAAGGTACTCTCGGTACACAAGGTGTTCAAGGAACTCTTGGAACTCAGGGTACACAAGGTACTCTTGGTACTCAAGGAACTTCTGGGTCTAATGGTATTCAAGGTACCGCAGGTTCTAATGGAAGTAATGGAGCTGATGGTGCACAAGGCCTAACAGGTTTACAAGGCACACAGGGACTTCAAGGATTAACTGGAACAGGTATTCAAGGTACTGCTGGGTCTAACGGTACTAACGGTACTCAAGGTACTACAGGTACTAACGGTACTCAAGGTACTAATGGTACTAATGGTACTAATGGTACTAATGGTACTAATGGTACTAATGGTACT